GTTCAAGATGGTTTTGTTGCTGAAAATTCGATTCAATCTCTTATTAGTCAAGAGGATGCTGATGCTCAAGCATCAGCTTTGGCTGCAAGTTTAAAAATTTGTATTAATAATAATTTCATCGGAGGGGGTAACAATGAAAGTCCTTACGATGAATATGTTCACCCGTTTAAAGTGTTAACCAATTTTCATAATGGCAATATGCGTGTGGGAGTATATTATCATTCTGATCTTTATAGATCTTTAGCTCCTAGCGATAAACAAACTATCACAGGACTTTTAACTACGCACCCTCCGAGTAACAGTGATTCGGGCTGGTTTACGCCATTATCAAATGATTTAATATGGCTAGAAGTTGATTTTAATGATAATTATATTGTAACAGCAGCTAACATTAATTCTTTAAGTGAAGGAGGAAACTTTGATATATCTGCTTATCCTTTTGAAAGTCCTGATGCTTGTTTAACTGAAAATAAAGCTCGTAAACTTATTGCTGAAATTAAAAACGGACACATTATACAAATAATGAACACGCATCAAATTGCGAGACTTATTTGTATGGGTAGCCCTGGAGTGTATCCTTTTAATTACTAATATATTTATGACTTACGACAGAGCTAGCGGATGTTTTCCTTTTCTTGTTCCGATATTTTCTTTATGGGATGGAGAAACGTATGGCCCTTGGGATGAAAAGGCTGGCATTCTTTGGGCAGATCAAATCCCTTCAGCATCGGAAGATGAATTTATACCTGTTTGTGGACCTGGTACTCCATATAATATAAATTTTAATTTAAAAGAAGTAGTTGAATTATATTGGAAAGTAAAAAATTTTTCAATCGATTTCGAATTTGATGGATTAACAAATAATTTAATATTAGGAAGAACCCGCATTCTTGGTGTGCTTAAAGATTATAATAATGTGATTACAATTGGTGATCAGTATAAATACTATAACGAGCCAAAAAACACACCAATATCATTCTTGTGTTACGAACCCACAGATTATAGTAGTTTTTTAGCGGAAACAGAATATGAGGATTTATCCAATGGGCTTTCAATTAATCTCCCTTTTGGAATTGACTACCTTCCTTTTTATGGTGTTGTAGCAGACCCTAATGGTACATATTGGATACGAACTGAATTTCAAATAACGGAATATGAAGTTGAAAATTATAATGTTAATCATAAAATAATAACTCCAATAAAATATTTAAATTCAACACCTGTAACAGAATTTACATTAAATGCATTTGGGCAAACTATTCAATTATATGATTACCAAATAATTGGATCAGGACCTAATACAGTATCAGGTTTTTTAAATGTAGATATTAATGATTATTTTGATTATCAAAATGACTATAATAACTTTTTCTTTGCCCAAGACATTCCCAATGCCATTCAATATTTATTTTAGATTTAATCAAAACACATTTTAAAATTAAAAATTATGATAAATATTTTTATAACACTATTAATAGGAGCTTTTTCAGTTGCCACTTTGCTATGTATTTGGTTCAACGCAAATGCTCCCGTTCATGCGACAAAAATATTAAGAAAACTAGGATTTCTAAAATCCATCAAAAATTGGCCCCAAGGGTTAGATTATGAACACTGGATGCGCCATGAATGGGAAACTTGGCTTGCTCTCGAAGCTAAGCCTTTTTGGGCCGAACTTTTAAATTGCCCTACGTGCTTAAGTGTTCATATAAGTGTATATATGTCTGTATTCTTAGCACTGCTTACCGGAGACATATCAGTGATAGTGTTTGGTTCACTGTGCTGGCCTTCGGCCGCTAACCTCATTCTTAAACAAATTAAAAATTAATCCTATGAGACACATCTACATGTTCAAATACGTCAACGGAGTGAAAACCAAATTCAGGTTCTCTTTAGATGATGAAGGAGTTATCGTAGATGAAATCCAAGTCCCTGATGAAAGCCAAATTCAAAAAGAACAGATGTCCCAAAAAGAACATCTGTTAAAATCTCGGGGCTATGAATTTCATTACGACGCCGAAGGTAAAATGGTCATTGATAAAGTGCCTACAAGGGAAGCCAAGATCATGACTTTCTTTAGCCCATCCTCCCCATGCTGGTTCACCGGCTGCGAAGAGCTTAGACAAGAATACTATAAAGAGCTCGCAAAAATTGACACCCCAGGGTGCCCTCAGTGCATGAAAGGATCGTTAATAAGAAAATACCAAGACAAGATTCGTGAAATGTGGAAGGAAGAAGCATGATCCCAGGACAGCCACCACCTATTGCCGGTATTGAAAAATACCCGGACCTCCAACATAGGTACCATTTCGAATTTGCCAGAGCTTCTGGATCGGGTTGTTGCGGTAACAACGCTCATAACGCCGTGATCCGGAAGTTTGTCGAACTTGTCTCAATGCGGGAATCTAGTATTTCCAAGACTAGTCAAAATGCTAGACCGCCTTGGCATCCAGGAAATTTTTAAACACTTCGCTCAGGCTTGCTAATTACCCCGGTCAAGGGTAAAAAATTAGTGTGCCTGACGATATTCAAAATCAATTCGAAATTTGGAAATCTGATCCTTCTCCGGCTAATTTACACGGAGTTGTTCAGAAGCTTAGTCCCACAATCAACTACACATTAAGTTCGATTGGAGCGGATAACGACCCTCTTTTGCGTCAAGAAGCCTTACTTCTTGCAGGGGAAGCTGTTAAGAACTATGACCCTTCCAAAGGAGCTGGACTACCCACATGGGTATCCCAACAGCTCATGCAGCTTCGGCGAATTAAACGATCCCTCAATTCTCCCATCAAAGTCCCGGAGCGTCACCAGTTAGACGCTATGCACATTCAGCGCATAGAAAACGAATTTATGGACAAGCATAACCGTGAACCGGATGTTCACGAATTGGCCGATGCCGCCAAAATGTCCGTAAAGCGCATCGAAAAAGTAAGAAAAGCTATGAGGAAAGTTCCTACGGAAGGAACGCTGCCTGATATTGGACAAACAGAAACCCCCTCTTTTGATGAAGAAGCTTTACGCTATGTTTATGAAGAAAGCGACTACATTGACCGTAAAATTCTTGAGCACAAAACAGGTTACGGAGGGCAGCCGGTTTTAAAACCATTAGAGATTGCCAAAAAGCTCAATCTGACTCCTTCGCAACTTAGCCGCAGATCAGCTAAGCTTGCTTTTAAAATCAACGAGCTGACTTCAACCTTGGAACAAGTGGCATGAGTGCCCCAATAGACATAACTAAAAAAGGCGCTAACGCCTTATATTCCGCTTTAGACAAATTAGTTCAAGGAACGGACATTGATGCCGAACTTAAAGAAAAGAAACTCGAGTTCGTTGAAAAAGACGCCAAAAAGGCTTTGGAAGCAGCAGACGAAGAAGCAGCCAAAGACCGACATCATATCGGTAAACGAATGAAACTTTTAAAAAGCTATACCATTTACCGAGATGGTCGCCACGCTCGGCTAACTCGATCCAAGATATTTGCTTTTGGGGCGCATTCAGCCTACCGGGTTGCGTATGAGCACGCCAGACTAGCAAGGAGGATCGAATCGTGAAAGGGCTGAAACTCAATTTCGACCCCGAAGGGGCTAGTATTTCTTTAAACGAAATAGTGGAGGGTTTTGACGCCGTTGTTCAAAACGCCTTAGTCGTTATTGGTACATCCCAAGGATCCGACAAGATGCTTCCTGATAAAGGAACTAAGCTCCTAGAATATGGCGTGAAAGCAATGATCATAAACCGCATTAGCGCCATTCATGCGGCCAACTTTGCTTCAATTGACGCGCTGTTCTTTTCTAGAACTTATGAATCCCCTCGTGAAACGGACAAGCTGGCCAGTATTGAACTTTCTGTGCAAGATAAAGACGCTTACAAGTTAGCCTTGGTAGCGAAGTTCACTTCGATATCAGGAAAAGTAAAAGGAACACTTACTGGGTTAATGTAATATGACCGCACCAATTGACTTATTTTCTATCTACATGCCTGATTTTGAAGCCGTTACGCCAGAACATGCGGAGCGGGCCAGAACTAGGCTTGTTAAATACATTGAGCTTAAATGGCCGGACATCGACACTCGCCCCGGCTCTGTTTTTGGGGATACCTTTATATCCCAAGCCGCATATATCATTGCTGCTCTGGAAATTGCCATGGGGCGGTTTATGTCGGACTTAGACCTTGAGAATGTCAGTAAAAACATCATCTATAACTGCGATTTTGTTCGTCGTTATTTGGATAACTTTGCCGTAGCCCCAAAGGAAACCCTTAAATCGGCTGGCGTGGTTCGGCTTAACTTTGTTAAAGACGAGCACGTATCGATTGACCGCAGTTTTCGGATGAAATTCGGGAACGATATTTTCGAGCCAAGACTCCCTCATCCTGGAGGGTTAGAAATACTTCGAGTTGGCGAGCCGACGCCACCGGGACAAGTTAATACGGCCAGACTCATTCGAGTTGGTAATAGCTATTATGCGGATATTGCTGTTATTGGAACGATGACCGAACGTGTAAAAGCTCAAGCTTCGGGCAGCGTTAATTTTCAGCCTCCAAATCTTAACGGAGTTATTGCTCTTTACGATTTTGAATTTGGTACGCCGCCGCAATCCCTGCCTGAGTTAGCAAAATTAACCAGACGCACTGCTTACTCTGCTTCCTTGAACACCAGAGGCGGAGCAGAAAACTTTGTCCTTCTAGAGTTCCCTGACGTGACTCACGTTTCGGCCGTTTTGCCAGGAGACAACGAAGCAGTAAGAGACACCGTTAATCCTCTTGGAATAGCCAGCGGTAAACTGGATGTTTATGTCCGTTCCTCTGGTTTTGGTTTCCGTAACGTTCAAAGGTTACGCTTGAACTATAATCCGGCAACGGATCGTTTTGCTTCGAAAATTATTTTTAACCACCCTCCAATCCTTATCGACGACATTAGATATGAGGGTAATCCGACGATTAATTTAAAAAAGACAAACGACTCATGCGTGCTCTTTTCGAAATCTTCCGATTTTGCGAAAGCCCCTATGGCTTTGTGCGCCTACTCAAAATACGAGCAATTTTGGCTATCCATCAAAATGCCAAGGGATGAAAATACTGGATCTCCTTTAATTCAAACCGAGGTTACACATGACGGAGAGCAATATGCAGACTTTGTGATTGCTTACCGAACCGATCCGATGCTTATCCCGATTACTGAAGCTATCGAATCTGGCGATGTCAAACCTGCAGGAGTGGAAGTTTTAGTAAGAGGATTTGTTCCTATTGTATTCCAAAGTATGAACATCAAATATGCCAGACGCCCAGGAACAATGGTTAATCTCACCGCAGCTCGTGAAGAAATTTTAAAACATGTTCGATCCGCAGGATATCCAGTCAACTTTAATGAAGCCGCTATTGCGGATACCATGATGTATGCGGGAGCCAGTAATCTTTTAGCTATCGAGGTGCAAGCATTTGTCAGATGGACCGCCGCAGATAAAATTTTAAAATTAAATTCACCCGACCCAGTTACTAATTTTACTGGCGCTATAGCAGATGCTTTAACTCCACATTCCGTTGAAATCGTCAGCGCCTCAGCAATGACACCAGAGTATGTCGATCCTTTTATCGGAACTCCGAACGCAACATACGAAGTCTGTGGTTCTAGAAATGTTGTTTATATATTAGATGACGCCAAGCTAACTTTTGAAGAAGTTCAGGTGCCTAGATGAACGAACCGTTAACAGATAATAGACTTAAAGCCCACGGGCTAGCCGGAGATTTTTGGTATTCCAAAATTAAGGAAGACCATAAAGAAATCGTTCGTGCTTTGCAGCAATCCATATTTTTTAATACAGCTGCTTATAGCATGCTTAAAGAGTCTATTGATTGGACTTTAAACAACCCTATAGTTTGTGAAAATTTTACTATTAAATTAGACCGAAAAAACACGCTGGTGCTTAGTAGGGATATGCAGGTTCGTATTCGGACTGTTTTAAAAACCGAAGCTGGAACCCAACTTATTTTATATAAACCAAATAACCGAGAGTTTGGAATGGCGGAACCTTGGTACACTTTAAAATACCCGCCTAAAGATTACATAATTCAAACAATAGACGGAGAATACATTTTATACCCTACGCCATCTACTGAAGATTCTTTTGTCATTCCTAAAGATTGGATTCAAACTCTACATATTACACCTGTAGAAAGAGGTTTAAACATTCGTGGCATTATTTCAAAAGATGGATTAATGCTGCAGGGCATTGATTTTCTTCAAAGAGGTATTTTCTTACTATTTAAAGAAGATCCGTTCACAATATTTCCCGACGGAATTGTTCCGGTTTTATCCGCCGGTAAAACAAAACGTCCTCTGCACAGTTTTTATTTATCCACCGATTACGGTTCGTCTGAATTAATAGCTAAATATAAAAAACGAGCTTCGACACCAGAAAACTTTAAAATGGCGGCGGCTTCTGCCGCAGGTTTAATAATTCTACCAGAATCCGGCACTCTTTTGAATATTACAAAAACCGCCGAAGGATATATTTATTCTTTTACTTTTGGAGATATTGCAGTTAATTACCCTCATAATCAATTAACCGTAAACCAATTTTACCAAAAAGGTTATTTAATAGGAGCTGGCTTTAAAATTAAAAATGGTCGTAAAGATCCTTTTAATAAATGGTGGCGTTCTTTTGATTGGTCTTCAGGACTTTCTTTAAATGGGCTTTGTCCATTTGAAGGATTAACAATCAAAGACCAGCCTCAAGTTTTTACAGCTTATGCACAAACGGGGGACAAGTTCCATGTAAGATTTCCTACTACTACAGACTCGGAATTAGATGACAAATTTTGGGAACATATTAAACAATGCGAAATATGGTCGAATAAATATTTAAACGACGTAATCGGTTTAAATTATTTAAACGCGACTACTTTAATAAACCCTCTAGATTTCTTATTTGAACATCTATTGGAAGACCGAGCTATTGTTGTCGAATTGGACCGTAAACTTCTTGGAGACTCAACTTATTTTGCGCTGAAGGCTTTTCTTAAAAACGAAAAACCTGTAGGATACGTATTAATAATTAGGGAAACGTCATGATCACTCTTCAAAGATACGGAATATTAAACCCGCCTAATCCTCGACACGTCTGGCCATTAAAAGTAGTGGCTATTTCCACTACTCCGGGGCTACCGTCCGAAATATTTGTTTATTGCGCCAATTTAGGAAGTGATCCTCAATATCCAGGTGACATTTTTGAGTGCGTCGCTTCTGTTTCCCAACTTTATGATATAGGACTTGCTCCTGTTCTTGTTAATTCTTCCGCACAAACCCCTTATTACCGTAAAAACGTTTTGGAATTTGATTGTAGATCGGCAGAAGAAGCGGAAGATCTTTGGATCAAAGTAAAGCAAGACGTGACAGATCTTTATAATAACTTCATTGCAGCAAATAACCTACGTTTAGATGAAACCGTTATCATTGGAAGCCCATGACAACAAAACTATTAACTATACCTGGGTTGCACAAAGACCCGGAACCTGCAAATGATTCTTTGGTATTTGATATTCGTGGCAAAATTGAAAAAGTCGTTCACGAATATCCTCATTCCAATGTTTCTTTTCCTTCCAACCTTTTATTAAGAATCACTGATTTAAATAACCGTGTTTTGTTTTTTGAAAATGGGTTTTCAAAATTCAAACTGCAACCAGGAGAAAACGGGGTGCAAAAATTAACTATGGTTTTAAACGCGATCGAGCTAAATCTTAAAAAAGGAACGTATATCGCTGAAATTTTTTTCAAACAAGGTTTGTCTCCTTCTGTTTATAAAAAATATTTTATTACATTTAAGGGTGTTACTCTGAACCCCTGATATAAAGCGGTATAACTTCAGATCCTTGACTAATAGCGGATTTTTTACGAATCGTTGTGTGCGGTTCACTTTGATAAAAAGACCTTAAAATTTGCATAGCGGAAACTGCGTCCATAGTCGCACACCCGTTATTTACAGAACGTTTCTTTGTCAGCTTCATAAGCTCCAATTCTAAATCTGTCGGATTTACGCCCAACTCGGAAAAGTTGAAATCCACGGTTTGAGTGTCAATGTCGTAAGTAAAGAACTTGGCCGTCTGATCCAAAGGAATACGTTGCAGCGCTTTTTCCAACGCCATATACGGAAGTTCTGATTCTGGCCAAGGTAAGTTCAAAGCTTCCCGCATTATCTTAGTCCCTTCCATAATAAGAGACATCTGCCAAGACACACTAGGGATGTGCTGAATTGATTTACCTTCTGTCGCCGCCAACCATTCAATCAGCTTTTGTAAAAACCAAGCAGCATGCCTGGGTAAATTTTCGACTCGGCAATCTTCGATATGCATACCAAATTCCGATAAACAAATTGCCGGATTGTTAACAGATCGTAAATCTCCCACCAATTCACTTGTTCCGTAAACAGGATACCCACGGAATGATATTAGTTGAGCTTTTATTCGGTCACAAGTTCTTCCAAGCTCCAAAGGATTGGACTGACCAAAACCTTTAAACATGGCTTCCAATACAGTGCGCGCCGCAGGTGAGTTTTTTACCGCTACGGGAATTGTGTCCATCCCCACGTAAGCCCTAGAAATAAGCGCTGCTGTTATAGAGAACAAGTTACAAACGGAAGCTGGGTAATATGGTTTGGTGGTAGCCGGAATCGCCATAGGTTCCACTTTGGGAGCCTGATACATTTTTAAAAGCTCGGAAGATGGCGATAGGTAAAAATCCTTGTCAACTATCGAACCCTTCATATACCGCCAGTGACGGGAAGTATAGGTCAATTTCCGGACATCCCACCCCAAGTTGTAAATACCGTGATAGTTGGGGAGTCCAGTAATGGTATGGGCAAAATATTCTCGGAGTTGTCTAAAATGAGAAGGAGAGAATATGGTGGGCAATTTTTCTTCCGCTGCGTTTTTTAAATAAGGCATACACGCAAAACGAACTTTATTTTCTAGATGTCTTGGTAACTCCAGATCAGTTTGATTTAAATTCGTTTCCACCTCCATATCGTTAAATTTTACAATAACATTATGAAGAACCTCGCTAGTGTCCTCGAACATCAAGTTGGCTTTAAAATCCAAAGTGAAATTGCAAATAAGCGTAAGTTGTTCGTGTTTCCCGATGGAGTATCCATGAGGCTCGGCATAAATAAATTGACCTTTTCGACCCTCAAAAACAGGATACTTCCCAATGACCTGTTTTAACCAATGGGCTAGTCTAGGCGACCTCATTGTGGCTACATCATTTAACAACCTAGCCTGTTGAGTTTGAGTTAAATTTGCCGATTTTAAATAATCCGGGCTAAGGCTCTGTCCGGCTTCTAAAACGTGGTCCAGCACTTTTCCGTAAACATATTCAGGCCACGGTTTTAGTTCATAACTAGTGCCTATGTTCAAAACATTAATAAAATCAGTAGCGGGGCAATCTAGTTTCTCATGAAGATCATACCCTAAATGGAATGAATCATTTGGGTCATGAGCGTAAATTATTTTATGGCTTCTCCCTAAGTCGGGGGTATCGGTAAGCGGGGCGTCCCCCATTGTGTAAACTGGAATAGCCAATGCTCGAATATGGTTGTCGATGAATTTTGAGTTTAGCTCCGCCGCCTGAAAAGGAGATCGAACAAGTACAATTTTATCCCAAGACCCCGAAGCAACCTGCCAAACTCCAGCAAAAGAAAGGCGTTGTTTATTTAAAGTTATTTTAAAAGTCTTTAATAAGCTGGACCCATAGTAAAGCAAAACGGCGTTTACTTTAATATGACTACCAAAAAAAGGGACAGCCACCGCCCCTTCGTCATCTTTTAAATTAGGAAAATTAATATTAGGGAAAAGCTTAGAAAACTTTTCTAAGTCGGCTTTATTAAATAAAATAAAGTCACGGTTAATAATATCCTCTCGGAAACCCATTTTCCGCAATGCCGTAATAGCCGCCAAATGTCCAACCGCCTTATCTCGAGCTTGCGTAGCTTGGCGCTTATAAAGGAACTCGATACACTTTCTGTCTTGAATGGAAGCTTCAACGACATCATTTGCGACCGTATCCCAAGGCATGTTGCCGGTAATGGCGGCAACCCTTTCTGGTTTTCTAAGCTTGAGGAGCTGGAGGGCTTTAAAGTAACCATTTTGGTGAAGGGCTAAAAAGTCGAGAAGATTTCCTGCTTTTACCTTGCAGCTTGGGGATAAGCAGACAAAATTATCTGACCCTAAAAAAACCGGAGAATCACAACAAGCCTGACAAAGGCATCTATTTAAGAATAGGTCTCCGCCTTTTTTATGCGTCGGTAAATCGAGTATTTGGGCCGCCTCTTGAACCGACATAAGACCCAAAAACTGGTTTTGCATTGCAGAAAAGCTCACAACTATATCTTGCGCATAGACTTGACGAAATCAAGCATTCAACGAATATCTTAAATATGGACTTTGTTAAAGATCAAAACCCTAAACCATTATATAAATTCTTCGACAGCATGCCGGAATACGTTAAGTCGGCTAGTCTGATTACGGAAGAAGAAACAGAAAAATTAGCGTCTGCTGCTTTTGCAGACCCTATCCGTAGAGAGTTTCCATGTCACAATAAAGTGGCTACTTGGAACAGCGCAGCTTACTACGCAGGTTCCGGTATGAATAATGAGTCTATACGCAATCGTATCATCAAAGCTGCAGAGACTCATGGAATAAAAGAAGATGTAGAATACGTTTTATCAAAAACGTTTACAAAATGCGCTTCCGATAAAACCGATAAATCAAATGAAGAATTTGCTTTAATTGTTGATTTCGGAGATGGCGATGTTAAAGGGTTTTACAAATGCGGGTCAGCTGAAGATATTGTCGAAGCTTGTTTGCAATTAACTGCTGATATTAGAGACCAGCGTATTCCTGTGGAGTATATGAGGGATGCAGCTGCGAATCTCGTCAAGGCGGCCAAACAATTTAATTGCTTAGAAGATATACCCCCGCAGATCAAAAATTTAGGAACTCCTAAATTATTAGATTTTGAACATGCTGCCAGTGTGCTACGTCTTCGTAAAAATGCTGGGGTCGATGAGGAAGGGGTTGAACTTTATCAGGAAATTGTCAAAGCAGCCTCCGAAGACCCCGACAATGTAGAAAACTACATTGCTTTATGTAACGATTTGGACCGTATGCACTCGGTTCGTTACAGCAGCATGCAGCCTACTCCTGCCGAAGCGTTTTATTCCGGACCGCCAGTTGATGACCTTATCAAAATGGCGAACGAAAACGTCATTGTAGGCTCGGTAATGGTTCCGGTTTCTGCATTTGAGTCATTGCCTGATGAAGAGCTTAAAAAACACTTTAATAAAGAATTTGCTGAAATACTGATTGGTATAAAAGATCTGGCAACTAAATCAGCAGCTTACGCTTCCGAAATGTTTGAAAAACTTAATATGTCCTCGGCTAAAGAGCGTAAACTTTTAGGTCTTCTTCTCAAGCACAGCGCTTAATTCATGCGACCATTACCATTCAGCGTTGAAGAAGCTGCAGCCCTGATTGGCGATCCAGATACTTTCGCCACGGTTCTGCACATCATTATTTTATCCGCTTATGGGGAAGAAGTTTACGGTGACCCGGAAAACGATATCCCTCCCATGGATATATTGGAAATCATCGCCAGACTTGAAGAAGATTTTCGAACTTCTCTGCCTGTGGAAAACGAAAACCGAATTAACGCAATTCGGTTAGCGGTAAGCACGGACGCCTTTTATGAAGAACCTGAAGTAATGGCGGCTATATCTTCTTCGCTTTATAATGGTGATCTGGATGACATTGTGAATGGCTTTTTGGAAGACGTTACGATTCCTGAAATTTTATGGGCCACATACGAAGTCGAATTAAATAGGGAAGAACCTTCGGAATTTTCTCCAGCCTGTTTAAGATTTATTGAAAAGCAAATCGAAGAAGAACGGGAAGAACATATAGATGAATCGGTAAATACTTTACCGGAAATTCTCCCATACTACGCTAAGTTTGTGAACGCTCAGAAGGCCCTGCTGGAAACCCAGTTGGCTAAGCTTGGTATATCCCTACCAAGCTCCTTTGCAACAGACTAGTTATTTGTGTTATATATATTTGCACGGTCCTTTGTTGGCTGTGCAAAGAATAGGACCATTATTCCTATTCTTTAGTAACCGAAAAACTCGGTTACAAAATTGTCCGGGCTATTGGCCCGGCGATCAATAACAATCGACTGATTACTTATTTTTAAGTGTCAGGTACTAGGAAACATTAAGGTTAACTATGAGAGTAAAGAAGAATGATCTGTTAAGTATTGCAGGCATGGATAAAGGTAAAAAAAGCGGTTTGGTTGCTGCTGGGTTAAAGCCAACTAAGAAAATAACGTTTAAACAAGAATACAAAAATCTTGAGAAGATGGTTAAGCTTAAAGGCAATAATCATGGTTTTGGTAAATGGCAAGCAGCCATTTAACCAGAAATCACAGGGCCAGTAAATAAGGCATCAAGTCCGACATAGTCTTGTCCAGCCAGCAAGGCGTTTAAAGAATCTTGAATTCCTTTGTCTTCGACTAGTGGTTCATTACACAAAAGTCGACCTATGACAAAAGCAAAGTTAACTGCATGTAAAGTATCATCAGGTTTGGCTCCGTGTCTTCGGTAACGAAAACTGGTAGTTCCGGAAGCAGTTTCCGTAGGCACACGATAAAGGTTCATAAAATCTTCCAGATAAGTACTAGCTTCGGCCCAAGAATAACACCTAATTCTTGGGCCGTCGCTATGTTTTATTGCTTCATAAAGGGCGGTAATAGATTCTGTTCTATTAAGAGAATACATGTTGTAAATTTGATGTTCCTTATCTACCAAACTGATGGGCGCTGAATTTGGTCCTGTGTAGTAAAATATAATATGTCGATTAGCGTTAATTTTAGGATTTTCGCGAAGCAACATATTGTAAGCTGCCCCAACACCAAAGTCAGTCCCAATGGGTCCGCCTCCCAAATATTCATGATCGTTAGCAATTGCCGAAGCTATTTCCCGGTAATTCATACCAGAGTAGCGAGCCATATGAATGATATCGAATTTGTTATCGTATCTTAACCCTAAAACCGCATGAACTGTGTAAGAAACCTTTGATTTTTGATCTGGTAAGAAATCGGAACCACCCCAGTCACATCCGCTGATAACATAACGATAAAAACCTTGTCGCGCTTTTTTCTGTAAAGTTTCTCTCGAATCTTCTAAACAACACATCCGTTTAAGTTGCTCTAAGGTAAGTTCTCTAGCTCCTTCCTCGGTAGGAATACCCATAATTTCTTGTAAAAATTTTTTACGATCTGCTGTCATGAAAGATCGATATATTTTTGCCCATTTAACCTGATTCTGGACATTATCCGGAACAATAATTTGTGGAATATGCAATCCACGTCGCCCTGCTTTATACATGTTTTGATCGGCATGAACAAAATCCCCATCGGTAACATCAAGTAAACGTCCTGTGTATGGACAAGTCGGACCTTCAGGTTTAAAAACCCTTAAAACATCATCGGGGTCTCCGCAGTTAATCCAATGTTTGCCGTCTCTGGCTCGCATCATCCAAACCCCTCCAGAACTTTGAATGTATCGACTTTCTAGAGGGGTATCGACGGTAACGGAAGTTCCGCTGTAAATTGTTATGGGAAGTTCAGATTGAGCTTGTGTTTGTTCAACTTCAAGCTCCAACTCCGGATCAAAAAGTTGATATTCATCATAAAGAAGCTCATCCGTAGATTTACCACGAGCATCTTTTGCAGAACTTAAGATTCGGAGAAGTTCTACTTTGGAACCGTTACTATATTCTTTTAGGTTCAAATTCTGTCGGCAATGAGGCGAAGTTTCTGGAAACCTAAAAGCACGTTCCATTTCTCTAAACCTACTGGCGTATGTTTTAACGTGCTCGGTAAACGGGGCTATGTAGAGACTTTTAAAATTAGGTAGTATATGGCTATTAATAAGTTGGCGAGTGATAAGCGCCGTAGAATTATGAGAAAGGATACCGCTGGTGTAATACAAATGTTCTGGAGTGTCCACTTCAAAGTCAAACATAGGAACCCAAGTAGTTTCTTGAGTTGGTTGCTCGACCTGTTTAACCAGTGAAGGACCATCAACTGTTTGGACCATATCTCCAACTTCAATATCTTGCACCCAAACTTGAGCGCCATCCGCCCGCACTACAATATGCTTACCGGCTGCATTTAACTTATACTTCTCAGTAACCAATAGCCACGGAGCCATTTTGTAAGTTTTAAAAGCCCGCTTCAAAAAATTAAACCCGGTGGGGGTTCTAACTTTGATACGGCCACTTTCAATGTAAACAGATTTATCAATATGCCAGCTAGAAGCCGGTATTTCGCCAGGCTTCAATTCAGGTTCTTCGGCCTGCATACTTAAGCAAAGAGCAAATAGTTGCTCTGCCGTCATGATTTTAACCGGGCCTTCGTCAACTATAACTTCATGTAAAGTATTGCAATCAAAACACTTACCTATTTGACGGCTGGCTCGGATAACTAAATAGCCACCCACAATAAAATCTAGCATGGAAAACACAAAAGGCCGGGTTCGGAAGGAAAGCGGCTGCGTTTTTGGATAAGCAGGGAAAAAATAAGGAACAAGCAAGGCTGGGTTAAAATTACTAAGTTTATAGAGCTCTATTAAATCTTTGTTCCTTCGTTTTGAAATTAAGTCATCCTTGTCAGCGCTATCAGAATATTTTCGGATACGCTCGGCAATAATGTTTAATCGGTTTTTAAAATCAGGATCGTGTCTTAGTCGGTAATAAAGATCGTTCTGCATACTTGGTATAAGAAACAACCTTGCCATAAAGCCATCTTGTTGTCATCATTCTTTTGTGGTTAACAAGTCACCAATGAATCTGCAAAAAGGGGTAATTCCTAATAGGTTTCCTCGTGCTCGCTTTAGGAATATCAAATGGTTGCCAGATATTAATTACCCCCCAGTTAACCTACAAACTCCAAATAACATAGAAAACATTGGAAGTCCTCAACCACCAACTATATCAGAACCAGAACCATCAAGCGATTCAAGCGATTTAAGAACTCGGTATGGCTAATATCAATATTCAAAAATTGGCCGAAGCAATTGTTTCAAAAATTCGTTCAGAACAAGATGATGATTTGTCGGACGAAGAACTTCGACAACTTGCTCAGGCTATTTTAAATTTACAAAAAAACCCATCTTCCGCACCTTGGTCTGTTGAGGAAGAAATTAATTACGTACGCAAACGCACGGGTGAAAATGATGTGGTCATTGTTTATGACGTGCGTGTACTCTCAGGCAAAAATGCTTCCGAAGTAGCTAAAAATAACGGGAGTATCATGTTAAAAAACCTGATGCTGCCGAACATGATTGTAAATTCAGTTTCTTCTTTTAGAGAACAGTGCAGTAGCGGAATAATTCAACCGTTGCACTCTGAGTTTCAGGCTTATTTAGAAACTAAATTGGAACGCAAATCTTTGCCCCCGGAAAGAGGGCTGCTATTAACAGAAAAAACACCCACCGAAGAAAAACCAGACTTTATCCCCGGAGACTTAGAATAAACCGTTATCTAGTATTTATTAATAAACATTAATATACCTTTAATGATTTATGATATTAATTATTATTTTAAATGAGTGAAACAACAAAAGAAAAAGAAATTCCATCGCTGGCTGAAGAAATAGCTAGCTTTATGGAATTAAGCAAAAAAGGTTATAGTTTTGTTTTAGCTACAGATGGTTCCGGTTGGCAGGATGGGTTTGGAGGGGGTTGCTCGGTAGTTTTAGATATTAATAAAGGTAATATTTATTATAGGTTTTTTGGAGCTTATGGAACAAGCGTGGAAAGATCAGAATTTGAAGCTCTGCTTTATGGGCTAGAATCCATAATGACAGAAAACGGTTGGTATAACGGATGCAGTCTTAATAATCTTTTAATATTAAGACCAAAAGTGCTTTGGATTACAGATAGAGAATCTTTAGCTTTAAGCGTTAAAATCAATCCAGCTACAGGACAATCTTATTATAAAAGAAAAGCATCTCCTGACTTGTGGGCGAGATTTGAATGGTTTGAAGAACGTTTTGAAATTGATGCAAAGCACATTAAACGCATGACCTCACCCATGCAAAACTTAGCGGACAGACTAGCTTCCGAAATGAGAACATTAACAAAAAATTACGGCGAAACTCTCATTGCGGATAATGTTATTTAAAAACTAATGAAAATAAAAATATTGCATTCAGCGGATAACCATTTGATGGACCGCCATTTAACAAGAATTGATCGTGCCGATGATTTCCGAGCAGGCATGCGGCAGTTTGTAGATAAAGCGATTGAGCTGAAAGTTAACGCCGGAATATTGGCGGGCGATGTATTTAATAACCGTCGCCCTAGCCCAGCCAACGTGCAATTTATGGCGCAAATGCACGAAAGATTAAAACAGGCCAACATCCCTGTTTATTGTGTGCGTGGTAATCACGACTACACAGACCCGAACTGGGTAACGGCATTGTTTGCGGAAAGTGATGCTAAAGCAGGTTTTTTAGGTAGTGATTATCGTCGGTACGAAATCCCATGCGGAGAGGGTCAAATATCGATTCTTTGTTTGCCCTACATGCCGAAAGATGAGCTGCTGGCTTATTTTAAAAATAACCCTCAAAAAGCCGATGTGGTTGTTTGGCATGGAGCTATTAAAGAAATGACTGGGTTTCCTATGGATTCGGCCGTATCCTTGGACGAACTCCCTGTCAATCGCTTTCGATACTGGGCTTTAGGCGATATTCACAAGAGAACTGTTGTCGAACGAGACGGATCAGTTCTTTGCTACCCTGGACCAACAGAAATGTGTTCCAAAGACGAAGATTTAGAAAAATCGGTTACGCTTGTCAGTATAGGTCTAACCGGATCAGTGGAAATCGAGCATATTCCTATTAAAACCAGAGCCATGCGTTGCTATCGGTTTACCACGGAAGAAGATTTAGAAAATGCGTTGGTGGAACTAGCGGAAATTAAAAAGACCGCTCCAAACGTGATGGTTTTTGTAAGATATAACCGTGGTATACCACGGGTGTTTGCTAGATTGTCTGCCCTACTTGACCCGGATAAAGCGATCATTCGCGCGGAACCGTTTAATCCATTAGCGGCTGATATCAATGAAGTTAAAAAATTCGACGCAGAGCATTGTCTTAAACCAGAAGACTTCTTGGGCGAATTTATTACACCGGGCACCGAACTCTACACTTTAGCTAAAGCTCTTATTAATCCAGAAGCCGACGCAAAAGATTTGGTGTCTGATTACGTATTCAAAGCTATTCAAAATTATGAGAATAAAATCAATAAAAATTAAAGAATTTGGTCGCCACGCTTTGCTTGATTTAAATATAGATGCAGGCGTGATTGGTGTGGTTGGTGTTAACGGTTGCGGCAAATCTACTTTATTAAAAGCAATCGAATTCGCGTTTACTGGGCTGTTGGAAGATGCTGCCGAAACATATGTAAGAAACGTCGGAACTCCAGACGCAGCTTCTAATGCATCTATTGAGTTATCGTTTATTAAAAATGGTATTGAAGGAAGAATATTTCGACAAATAGGTAAAACGACAAAAAGATTACTGACCTGGAATGGCACCGAATACAAGTCAGCCGCAGATGTAGAATCGTGTCTTCGAGAAATCATCGGGGCGGATAAACAGGCTTTGTCTAATGCCGTGTTTATTAGCCAAGGAGAACTTGACCGTCTTCTGTTCGGTAGTCAAGTAGAGCGCGAGCAACTTTTCGTTAAGTTGTTGCTGCTATCACATTTAGAAAAGATATCGGAAACGGTTATTAAAGATCAGATCAAAAGTCTATTAGGAGGGACGACTAAATTTGAGGCTGTTATGGAAGAAATTGCTACTCAAGAATCGGAAGCTGCAGCCACAGTGCTCTCTTTAAAGGAGACTCTTAAAACGTCTCCAGATCATTCTAAATCGCTCCAAGAGGCTTCTGAACTCTTGGAGAGTGTAAAGACTCTCGAGCACCTAAACAACCAGCTGGCTGACGCTTTACGCAACAAACGTGAAGCTGAAACCAAACGACAGTCCTCTTTGGGTGCAGCTGGATTCAAAGGACTCGACGCCATTGAAAAAGAAATCGAAAATCAATCCGCTCTGATCGCCTCACTCGAGCAGAAAATGCAGAGTGCCGTCGGCAGAGCTGAACTAGAGGAACGTGCTCGCATAGCAAAAGAAAGTCTTGCCGCCCATCAAGCCCAGTTAGAAGCTGAACGTCTGGCTCGTCAAAAAGCATTGCAAAACCAGCTGCCGGAAGAAACTCGTAAAAGCTTATTAGAATTATTAGAGAAACATAGTCTCTATACCCGCCTTAATTCAGAAAGTGAACAGCTGGCTGCCCAGTTGCAACCTCTTGCTATTCAAGAAGATGAGTTAAGGAAACAAGTTTTGGAAGAACAATCAGAAGAAGCTCAAAAAGCTTTAGCAGATAAAAAGGAACGTCTCAAAAAACAAGATGCTGATATTGCTAATCTTGAGCTAAAAATTGCCGTTTTAAAACCCACACTAAAAAGTGCACCTTTAGGAGTAGGTTATACCGAATGTCCTATTTGCGGCACTTCTTTAAAACCTGGGTTTTTGACTGAAGAAAAGTTGACCAAACTTAAATCAGATTTGGATGCTAAAATTGAAGCCCGTGATAAGTTGCGTAAAGAAATCGAAGAAATCGATACAAAATTTAGAAACATATCAGGCCAGCTGGCAATCACCGGAGCGCAGGTTAAACAAATTAATAATCGCCTTTTGGAAGTCGTTAGCCAGATGGAAGAAATCGAAGCAGTTGTAAATAATTTTGATATTAACGCTGCCAAAGAAAAGCTATCTGCTCATGAAAAAGCAGTAATTGAATTGTCGATTCATACCGAACAAAGATTGGCGGATCTTCAATCGCAAATTGAATCAACTAAATCTCAATTAGATAGTTTAGAAAAAGAGTTGGCAGAAACTCCTGCAATCGAGCAATCGACGCAGGATGAAATAAAACAAAAAATCGCCAACACTAGGGAAAAGCTCGAAAAAGCCTCTCAACTTAGAAAAGTTGTCATGGCTTTTGAAGCAACTATTGAAACTTCTGAAAAATCGATTGAGCAGCTTACAAAAAGTATTGCCGTTATCGCTAAAGCTAAGGACCAACAAAGGGACGCTTTGTTTAAGTCTATTAGCAAACCAGAAAATTACCAAGATAACGCAGAGTTTGTGCAAGCCATTGTTGCTCAACTCAATTCGATGCAACAAAAACGTGCTATTCTAGAAGGTCAGTTAAAACAAGCTACAGACGCATTAAATGCTATTATTGAACGCAGAAAAGATATTGAAGCTCGCATTGCTAAAGAACAGTTTAAAAAGGATTTAGCTAGACAGTTAGAACTACTATCCAATACATTTAACCGCAAAGGTTTACCGTTAAAGTATGTTAATTACAGATTTGCCCAATTAGCAGAATTAACAGCAGCAAATTTATCTAAATTAGGAGCTAACTTTACCGTTATACCAGATGATGAAAAATCTGTATCGTTTAAGTTCAAACGGCTGGATTCTGCTGAAGAATTTTACATGGGACAGGAAAAGCTCAGCGGAGGTCAACGAGTTCGACTGACCGTAGCTTTCCTTTTAGCCGTGCAGCAACTCATCATTCCGGATGTTGGTTTATTAATACTAGACGAACCTTCGGTTCATCTGGATCAAGAAGGCACCGAGAGTCTTGCAGAAATGCTTGCTTCTATGGGCGAACAGCTTCATGATAGCGAAGCTCAGGTTATTGTATGTGACCATAACACAGCCCTTGAACCTGCATTTCAAAAACTGGTTAAATTAGGAAATTAAATATTTATGTTATTGGACTTGCGCATCAAGGTTGAACAGCCATTTCTAGGGAACAAACGAACTAGGGAACAAGTTCGCAGGTTTCAAAAAGAAGAATTACCTGATTCTCACTTAATAATCATTGACAGTGTTCAATGGTATTGGGCTTTGCAAGAAGCTGCAAAGTGTCTGAATCTTGATGTCAATGTCCATTGCATACGTTTTAAAAAAGGGTTCCGAGCGCCGACTCTTGTTTTATACACTCGACGCTGGTATCATCAAAATTCTGATAAACGACAAGAGGAGCAATTCGAATCCATCCGAGAGGGTGCCGAATTGTCCATTGAATTGATTCTGTTAAGCACTCCAGAACCCGGTCAAAACACTGGGAAGGTGCCTACGGTTGAGGAAGTTGAAAAACTTTTTCAGTTTATTGGGGAATCACTGGGGCTTAGCCCTTGGGGTTCAAAGTTTGGTTACGGTAGATTTCGTGTTTTACACCTCAAAAAAATTTAAATTATTAAACCTATGGGTTTACCCGCTGAAGTGGAAATCCTATTGGATGATTCCGCCATCCTAGTTGTCCCGTCATTTCCTGAATTAGAAAAAGTTCTTAAGTATCAGGTCAAAAAAATTGAAAACAAAGAAATCAAAAGGTCCACGGAATATCTTTACAACGAAATTAAAGATTATTCCGGGTTAAGGGCTATTCAGTTACATCAAGGTTCTCTGCAGCGCGTAATTAACCGCTGCAGAGAGCTGAATGTTGTTACACATGTTCACGATCAAAGGTTGGAGTTTCCCAAGCCCCAGCTAGATAAAATGTTTGGTTTTCGATTCAGCCAAAAAGATTTGCTTACGAAATTTCTTCTTATGAATAGGAGCGGCTTATTAGCCGCTCCAACTCGTTACGGGAAAACGACTTGCATCATAAATACGTTGAGAGCATATCCGGGGATTACGACTGTGGTAACTGCCCCTGGTAAAGATTTGGTCCGACAACTCTACGCGGATATTAAACAAAGTTTTCCGCATCGAGATGTTAAAATGATAGGGGCGGGGTCCACCACAAGGTATCCATCTGAAGATATTACCGTATGTAGTATGGATAGTTTAGAAAAATGTGACCACGGCAGAACTCGCCTCGTGTTGGTGGATGAGCCTCATGCTTTAGTCACAGATTCTAGAATCCCGGAATTTGTAAAGTTTAAGTATGCCCGAAAACTTGGTTTTGGAGCCACGCTTAGTGGACGGTTTGACGGTAGAGATCTGCTCATTGAAGCCCTTATCGGGCCTATTCTTGCCGAACGTACTTATAGAGAAGCAGTTGCAGAAGGAGCTATCTGTCCTTTGAAGGTTTTCTTTTTGAATATTGATGTTCAAGTCAATTCAATGGACAACCGAAATACGATTTACGGGCAGAATCTATTTCGCTCTTACGAAATGGGCAAAATCATTCGCTACATCAGCATGGAGATTTTACCACCGGATTGGCAAACCCTGATTTTCATAAAAAATGAGGTGCAGGCCAATATTCTCCAGAAGCTGATGGGCGAAGATCATGTCATTGCGATGGCCAAAAAGTTGACCAACAAAGAACGGGAAGAGTTGATGCGCAAGATGAAAGACTGCACAATCACTCGTTGTTTGGCGTCCGACATTTATGCGCAGGGTGTTACTTTTCCAGATGTCAAAGCTATCATAAATGCCGCTGCTGGAGGAGGTTACACAAGCGCAATACAAAAACCAGGAAGGTTGGCTGAAGTTCGTCCCAACAAAAAATGTGGCGTAGTCATTGACTTCATGTTTAGAAGTTTTCAAGATACAGAAGACGCAGACATTGAAGGCAGGGGCGGTTTCAACTGCATGCAATACGATTCGCAGAGCAGGTTGGCTGCCTACCAAGAAAAAGGATACGAAATATTCTTTGCGGATTCGTTGTCCGAACTGGATCGATTGATCCGAAAGGAGGCGTTTTGAACGAACAGCAACAAGATATTAGCCCGGACCCTGAATTGGTGGCTCGGGAAATAAGGGCTTGTTACATCGCTAAGCGTAGCGCTGAACTTAAAAAACCGTACCGCCTAAGTGCACGGCACGATAAAAAAGAATATTGGATGAGGGCGGCTGAGCTATGCATACGCTTGAAAGCCAACCCTAAAGATTTTATCGATGCCGTCCTTGAAGCCCCCAACGGAAGTAAACCTGTGTTTGCTAATATGCTTTTCGGTAATTTTGCCGAGAACGCATATAAAAACAAAATGGAGCTGCTTAAAGAGGGGATGGTTGATCAAAAAGACGATGAAGATCGGTACTTCGATGACGGTATGTTACCTTCCGCCAAGCTGTGTCTGCTTTTAAAGTTTGCTCTTAACACCCTGTATAACATAAGTGGGACTATTAGCATGGTGGAAAAAAATTTAGAAATAATGCGGTCGCCTTTTACGGACTACCATCCCGCTGTTCGTGTGCTTCTTGCCTACCCTGATCATATTGTTATGGAAAGGTACGGCGAAGCGGCCAAGAATTATTTCCAAAGTAATCCAGGTACTTTGGAAATTGTTAAAAAAATGCAACTTCCAGTAGATAAAATTTTATCATGGCAGAAACCGACCCAACAGCCTTAGTACACCAATTGGTGGACGATAACCGTCCTTGGTTTGAAGGCTGCGTTATTGGCTACTTAGCATTATCAAGAGCATATTTTGAAAAGGTAAAAAACGTGTTATGTGTAGATAAAGATTCTGGTGAATTTTATCCAGACTTTTCTACTGACATAGATAACGCAATTTACCAAGCCATATGCTCGTTTTATAATACTTTTCAAAAATCAAGTTATGTTAATAAAGAATCGTTTCGTTTTTATTTGGAACAAGTAGCCGCAAAGGGAGATTGGATTGGAATGGGAGAAGTCGACGCAGCTCTTCAGCGCGTGGCGGAATTTACAGAAGTACCCGTTGACGAGCTAGAAACGCTTATGGAAAACGGATACACATACTGGTTAAAACGCCGTCGCACTGAAGAAGTTGTGCGTCGTTCTTCCATACTCAATCTTTTACCGGAAACACTGGCGGAAGAAGTTCGCGCCCATATTAAAGTCATTGAAAGACAAAAAGAAAATGACACTTATGAGTTTGGGCACGGAACTTTGTATCCCCAACCTGATATTTTCCGTATTGGTACTGGGCTAAGTGATTTGGATATTTGTATCGGTGGCGGTTTAGGTCAAGGAGAAGGTACTTTATTTATTGGGGCGCAAGGTTCTGGAAAAACAATTATTGCTTGTCAAATTGCCGCCAATATTGCTGCCCATTCAAAGCATGTGCTTTTTATTACAACCGAACAACGCCACCGAGATTTGGAACTTCGTATTATATCCAATAGGTGTAATATTCCTTTTGATCGTATTAAAGATAACTTTCGTCCTGACAGGGACTTAAGTACAGTAGAATTTGAAAAATATTGTAACTTAGTAGAAACACTAAGAGATTATTTACATTTTAAAGACTGGATGGAAGATCGGGCAAGATCGGTAATCACTGATCTTGATATGGAGCTAGATAAAGTAGAAGACAAATACGGTAAGGTGGACTGCATCATCTTGGACTGGATTGGCGGGGCTTTAGGATCGGAAAGTATAAAAAATCCTGAAGCCATTCGCCATATTTACCAAGCTACCGCAGACAAAATGGCGAGTATTGCCAGTGACCGTAATATGGTGTCGGTAAGTTTTGCGCAGGCAGCAATGGGGCTGTGCTATAACAAAAAACGCATCGACGCCACTATGCTAGCCGAGTGTAAAAACATGGGACGTAATATGACGAATGTTATTGGGATTAGCGCTCTTACAGAAAAAGAAAATGATGACAAAGAAGCTATTTACTTAGTAGATCAAATCTTTTGGGTCTCCAAAGCTCGGAAAGGTGAAAATAAACAAATCAAGTTCAAACGAGAATATCGTTATCAGCGTGTAAGATGCGGAGACGATAAACAAAATATTAATTATTAAAAATAATAAAAATAATAAACTATTTTGGTCCAATGAAGATGGATGGGTAGATTTCGAAAGCGCTACTATCTTTAGATAAGGAGAAGAAAAATTTTTAATCTCCACATAGAATGTTCTTAGTTTTTATTAGAGCTTTCTAAAGTAGTGTCTAAGCTGTCCAAAAATATCGTAAGCTGTTGAAAAAGATTAGTTTGTAAAAGTCAATTATTTTTAATAATTTAAACATTGCAAAAGTTTAATAGCGCAAATAATTACAAATATTTGTTTAATAATTTTGCGCCCGTTTAAAAAATATTGACCGTGTAAGCATGTTCTACTAGGTTGCCATACCCCAAGCGTATTGCATGCTTGGGTTAGGAAATCAATCCGAGTCGGAGGCTTAAATTTTAATAAGCATCCGACCACTGCTAGATCAAGAAGAGACACCGGCTCCGATTAGATCGCAAAAGCAGGTATCAGAACAACCCGGTAGGAAATTGTTGAACGCATGAATACGAGCAGCGTAAAACCCACTTGCTCCCGTCGGTTATCTCACCGACTTCAAAATCAAACCGATTACCCTGAATATAAGTGCCCTAAAGGCTACCATGTGGTCTATAGGGAAAAGCACGACAAGAACAACCCATATACCGTCATTTCAAATAAACCCATCAATGACGAGAACTTGTCGGCGGAGGCACTCGGCGTATTAGTTTATATTATATCTAAGCCAGACAACTGGACGATATGGAAGTCTCAAATCGCCCATCGGTTTGGAATGGGTCGGCATAAGATAAACCGGATCTTCAAAGAACTAGAAGAGGCCGGGTATATGTTTGAGGAGCAATCTCGTCAAAGTTGGGGCGGGTATGACTTCTCCCGTAGGGTTCTTTTTGAAGCTAGCCAGCTTTTGGATAGCGCAAAAAACGACGATTCGTTTTCTCATGCCGTTGCTGAAAATCCGCATGCTGAAAATCCGCATGCTGAAAATCAGCACCTAGTAAGTAACCATGTTTGTGCAAAAAATACTGAAGAAAAAAAATCCCCCAAACCCCCTTTCTTCGCTCCGCTCGAAAGGGGGCTGGATTTTTCTTTTGTTGAACAAAAAGAGGAATCCAAACAAGAAGTCTCAGAAAAGCCCAAAAAAGAAGAGATATGTTTAGTTGATCTCGAAGAAGATGAGATTGAAGCTTACTATCAGCAAGGACGTGAAGAACTCATGGCCCGACTTTGTCCAAGTTCTGAAAGCGAAGCAGGACAAGCCCGATGGGCAGAGAAAGCCAAAAAGATTGTCCCAGTTGATGCTGAAGCTTTGGTAAAATCAGGGGCAGTCAAATTTCCGCTTCCCCCGGCTGATGTCCCTGCTTCCCGGTATTGGGCAAGAGCAGGTATGATCCTCGCAATCCCGGAAGCAGAACTTTTCCGGAAAGCTTCCGGTCATGATTGGGATTACAAATCAATGCGTATGTTTTTACACCTATGGAAGAAAGGAAAAATCAATCCACCCCGAGTCCGTCGTTGGATTCGTAGCCCTGAATTCCCGGAAGAGCCTCTAGTGTATGTTCTTAGGAAGATTGAAAAAATCATGACAGGAGAAGACTATGTAGGGAACTTTAAGTTTTTTGTTAACAATCTTAAAGACGAGGTAGAAATCTTTTGCTTTCCGGATCGAGGTATTGTAAAACAATCTTTGATCTGTATTGAAGATCTTAAAAAAGCAGGTATTTTTGGAGTTTCCGCGATTAGACGTAATTGGTTATTAGGTGTTTTATGCCACAGGCTAGGAATGGAAGAAAAAGGAATACCTTGGAATCAGGATATGAAGGATATGTATTTGGAGTCTTATGCGTTGGATGCGATGGCTCAGTTTTCAGCGGATGAATATGTAAGAGACCTATGGTTTGAAGCTCAGGACTTTTTAGGACTTACCGAGGAAGAAAAAGCTGATCTGCCTAATATTATTAGAGGAATTATTAAAAAATTTGTTAATAAACTTGAAAAAGAGGCGTACAAATTGGAGCAAGAAGAATGGTTAAAGAATCACGAGCAACTGAATCAATGTTTGAAGATGTTCCAGCTCGAGTTAAGCGGCTCGCCGAAGCCTTAGCAAAAATTCACGGTCCCACAAGGATAGCGAAGGAAAAACATGGTTATCAAATCTACATGGCTAGCCCGATTTGCCTCGAGCGAGACGGTCGTAAAGAGTTGAGGTCTAGACACTTAGCTGTGAATGCTGAAAGGTATTTTTTGATAGGTATGTATAGTAAATCAAAGGGTATTATTGATGCGGATAAGTCAGCCATGTGTATGAAGACTGGTAAAATTTATCGGGTGTCGGAGCTTTTGCGGATGCGCCCCATTAAAGAACGGGGCTTATCCATGGAACCCGATGGTGCTTATGTGACTCTACCTAGAAGGAAAGATAATGTTTTAATTAAAGATGCTAACGGTAACTTAATCCCCGATCATCCGGGGCAAGTCGTTGGGATAGAACATCTTGATAAGAATCATCAGGTTTGGGAATTTTTACATTCCCGAGGATTTTATGATGCACAACGTTTAGTGGATCATATGGGGGCTTCTTATTGTGAACAAGAAGCTCCCGAACAAAGAGGAGGACATTATTATCGTCGTTTAGTTAATGGTTTTAAGGATACCCCTCAAGGACGTTTGATCCTGTATGCTTATGTTGGTGGCGTCCAAGTTGGATGGCAGGCCCGTTTGTTAGAATTAATTGTTGACGACACCCACCATTTAGTATGGCATCCATATAGATCGATATGGGAAGTCTATCGTGTGAAAGAAAATGGAAATTGGGTCGTTCAGCCCGATTTTTTACCAAAGAATGATAAAGAGGACGATTTAAAGTCAGCAAGTAAGTATAGGACTGCAGATGGGGCGCTTCGTAATAACATGCTTATGGGTTTTGATGCTTCCGTTAAATGGAATAAAGAAAATCGTGAACCTGGTCGTCGTTTTGTTTTCTTAGCGGAAGGTCCATTAGACGCCGCTAGGTTGGGTGTTCCAGCGGTTGCTTTTATGGGAAAATATTTAGCTCCCGAACAAGCAAAGCTGTTGACTTCCAACTTTGATACGATCATCTTTGTTCCCGACAATGACTCTGTAGGAAGAAAAGCAGTAAGTGATGTTACGAAAATGTTAATAAGAGCTAGGCACGTGATGGTATGTCCTCCGGACGATAAGTTCAAAGACGCAGGTGAAATGCCACAAGAAGTCGCAGATGAATTTGTTAAAAAGATAATAGCTCGATTATGAGCGAAGAAAAATTAATAACCGGGGAAGACGAAAATTTACCGCCGGGTGTTGTGAAAGTCCCTCTTGTTGTGGGGACTACTCGACGCTATGACGGTACTCTTTTCGTGGCTGGGCAGGGTCCAATGCCCGCCGATGTCATGTTTGTAAGTACGGCACTTTTGGAGGAAGAAGCGGAAGAATTTGCTGAGACATTTAGCGGGATTAAGATTAAATCTAAGCCTCGTTATTTAAAAGGTCCAGCAGGCACGATGTTTAAAGATTGTGCGTTGAGTAATGGTATTGATTTGGATCAATGTTATTACACGGCGCTTATTAAATATCTTTTGCCAAGGTCTAACCGTCTCAAGCCTACTAAGCAACAGTTGGCCGCCAGCATGCCTTGCCTTGTTGAAGAAATTGCTAAGGTAAAGCCGAAAGTGATTGTGGCCTTGGGTAAACATGTTTTTGACATGCTCTACCCGATGAAGCTGAAGCTTAGTGATATTGAGTGTGGATGGTTTTGGAGTAAGCGGTTTAATTGTCGTATATTTCCAATGCCGAATCCGGTTCAGTTAATTCTAAAACCGGATTATTTGGAAAAGTTTCATGTGAATTTTAAAGAGCTTCGCAGGATGCTGTTGTCGCTGAAAGGCGTTGAAGTGGACACGGTTAAAACCAATTACCGGGTGATTTACGATTCCAATGATCTCCGTACTTTGGTTCAGCAACTTAAAGACAACCAATATTCGGTTATCTCCGTGGATTGCGAATGGTCTGGAAGAAATCATGTTGATGGAAAGTTGCGCAGCATACAGCTATGTTGGGCTCCAGGCGAAGCTGCTTATGTGCGTTTTATGGATGATCAAAAGAATTATGTTTTTGACATAAGTTATAAAGAGGCTGGAGCTATATTAGGAGAGTATCTTAATAAACCTCATGTAAAGTATATCGGGCATCACATTTCTGCGGATTTTCCTTGGATGTACCATGTCTTAGGTTTAGAATATTACAACAAATGTTTGATGGATACGGAGTATGCTCAACAATGTATTGATGAATATTCAGGACTTGGTTTGGAACGTTTGTCGGTTCAGTACACTGATTGTGGTCGCTATGATTTAGATTTGTTGTTGTGGTGTAAGGAAAATAAAGTTTCTGAAGAAGACGGTTATGGTCTGGTGCCGGATGAGATTATCATTCCGTATGCTTGTTATGATGTTGATGTTCCTTTTAGGTCTTATCCTTTTCTATTTGCCGAATTGGAGAAACAGGATCTTTTAGATTATTATTACGATATTTTTCTTCCTTTTGTTACTAATATTTTTACAGATTTTACTTTGTTTGGCCTACCAATTGATAAGAAAAAATTAGATGAGTTGAGGTCTTTGTTTACTTATGTAAGAAATAGGCTATCAGTTATTTTACAAAGAAAAGTAAAGCAAGAAGCAGAAATATTTTTAGTCAATTTTCTTAATGAAGTAAGTAATAATAATGAAGAACAAGTAATAGAAATTTTAAATGATTTATTTTTAAACAATGTTGAAAAAGCTTTTAATTCAGCTAAGCGTTTAGTAGGAGCAGATAAAGTTTCTAAGCTTTTACCTCTTTGGAATCATTATTTAGAAGCTGATAATTTTAATATTCGTTCTGGTCCAATGATGCGCAGGTGGCTTTTTGATGTTAAAGGTATGAAGCCTATTAAATCGACAGGTAATAAAGAACGGGGTACTCCTTCGATACCTTGGGAAAAGGTTGAAACTTTTCCGCCTGATCGACAAAAAGAATATACCCCTGCAACAGACAAACAAACGTTGACTATTTTAGCTGAGCAATATCAAGATGATCTTTTGAAGTTGCTTTTGCAACTCAATGCGGTGGGTAATCTTTGCAAGGCGTTTTTGAAAGAAGCGGAAGTTGATGAGGAAGGTAATTTAATTAAAGAAAATGGTATTCATTATTGGATTGCAAGTGATGGTAGAATTCATTGTCAGTATAGCGCTACGGAAACTGGTCGCCCAAGAACTTGGAAACCAAATTGTCTTAACTGGCCTAAATGGGTCAATGATTCGATTACTGCAGGTGTTAAAAGAGTTATTGAATCTGACTACGAAGAAGGAGTTCTTCCAAAAGAGTTTGAACGCTATAGGACTGAAAGGATACCTAGTCTTCGATCTTGCGTAGCAGCCCCCGAAGGATGGTGCATGGTGGAGTCGGATTATCAAACCGCCGAAATACGTGGTTTGGCTTTTATATCCGGCGACGAAAGACTTATTCGTATAATGACAGAACCCGATCCGCAGTTTGGATTTGTGCTTCTTCCAGGTGATGATAAGCCCACTATAGTTCGCCTAAATTATGCCGAAGATTGCGGAATCCCCAAGGATGCACAAATACCTGATCTGATTATGGCTGTAGTTAAAGATGGCAAGGTTATTAGGAAAGTAAGTGAAAGTGAGTTACTAAGAAATGATGATGGAACTCTCAAGCATCCCAAGGCTGACCTTCACTGGTCGCTGGCGGAAATGACTTACGAAAAACCTCGTGAGCTCATGAACCCGGACAAGCATAGGAGTGCAGCCAAAGTGGGTAATTTCAGTTCCGCCTATGGTGCTACAGGTGCGACGTTGGAAAGAAAGATTGAAGCGGATACAGGTATCAAACCGGAAAAAGGAACTGGTGATAAGTTGTTGAAAGCTCTTGCTGCAAGACAACCTATTGCAACTTCGTTTTTGTTGTCATTGGAGGAAGCTCCTATAAATCCAGGTTATTTAAGAGCAGCTAGTGGTAGGATTAGGCATTTCAAAACTCATCCTGAATATGTTTCCGATAAAGTTAGCTATAAGCTGAAGAAAAGCCTACATAGCTCAATGGGTCGTGAAGCTCGTAACTTTTACTTTCAGGAATCGGTAGCCGCAACAGCCGCCCGAGCCGCTAATAAATTAAATGATTACTTCAAAGCAAATAACATGCAGGCACGTGTAGGCATCGTTTTGTATGACTCGATTGTTACATTCTGCCCTATGGAAGAAAGGTTTAAGGTAATGGAACTTCACCAACGTTTCATGGTGGACGAAAATAAATGGACTTACCACGGTCGGGAAATGTCATACCCGATCGATACAGATTTGGTTTTCGCGTGGTCGTGGAAACCAACCAAAGAAGAAAAAGAAATACTAAACAAAAGGAACTAATGAATACTATGAATACTACTACTCGTCCCCGTCTTATCGGGGGTTCTAAAGGTGACTCGATGATTGGAAGTACAGGAGGAAGTCTGTTTGCTCCAGGCGTTCGAGTTGTTTATCCTAAGCAAAACAGTGTGTTGAGAGGTCGAGTTATGCCTTCGTTTAACATTACGATGAATCAGGCAGATCAGATGTATAAAACTTCGTGGATGCCTTATCGAGATCGTAATGCTCCTGAACTTGATAAACACACACAAACTCCGGCGTTCACGCCGTTCTTTGTGAACATTCAGTCGCATCGGTTTTTCGGTTTTAAAGAGCGCTCGTTCTTGAGTCCTAGAACGTTGCAAATCATGGAAGGAGCTACAGCAGAACAAATTGCTGATCCGCTGATTGATTTGTATAACGGAATTAAAAGAACTAAAGACGAGAATCTTATTAAAAATTATCTTAAGAAAATAGATGATAAAAAGAATTCTCGTCCGAAAGTTCCGCTTCCCAGCAAACAAGCCGTCATGAATTTTTATCATGAGGGAGAAAATGGTACTTGGGAAACTTCCTTGTTGGTATTAAGTCGTGGGGCTATGGATCATTTGAAAGAACAGTTAGCGTGGCCAGTTCCCAGCGGAAAAACCCCTCATGACCCGAATTGGCCTGAATTCCTTTTTGGGGATATTACTGATCCCGAAACGGGTTTATTGGCTACTGTTTCTCTCACCAAGTTAGAGAATATTAGCGCGCACTGTCTGCACTTCTCTACTAAGAAGTATTCTTTGGATGGTGCTGTTGTTAAAAAGATTCCGGCTTCGGAATTAGCTAATCGTTATGATATTCTTTCCTTGGATGTTTTGGTGATTCCAACTTATCAGCAAATTGTTGATATCATTGTTCAAGAAACTGATATTGACTTGGAACTTGTTAAAAGATATTGCGGGCATGCTGCAAATGTTGGTAATCGCAGTTATGGACGTCCAACTAAGTATGATCAAGATTTGGACGAGGAATCGCTAGATGAAGATCAAGATGATTTGTCTTATGAAAGCGTGCAGACACCACAAAGCTCGTTGTCGTCTCATGCTCCGGTAGCTCCGCCAGCTCCACCGGCTCCTCCAGTTCCGCCAGCTCCACCGGCCCCACCGGCTCCTCCTGTTGCACCTGTTGCTGAGGAGAAGTTTTGGGTAATTCCGAGTGGGAGTCAAAACAGGACTCCTGTTCAAATGACTAAGTCGGAATTGCAAGCCATGGTAAACAACGGCGATCAAAATGCCGATGTGATGACGTTGGATCAAAAGTCAGGCTGGAAAAAACCGGCGGATTTTGGGATTGCCACAGTAGCGGTTCCTCCTACTCCTCCGGTTCCTCCAGCTCCTCCGGCGCCTTCGGTAGTCCCAGTTGCTAATGCAGGAACTGTGACTGTAGTTACAGGAGGTGAATTGACTCCTGAGGAGTTAGCTGAATTAGAATCTTATAAGGCTCGCAACGCTGCGGCTGAAAAAGATCCAAGTCAGCGCCTCAAACCAAAAGAAACGGTTCGAATGGTTGCTTTGATGAATCGTTTGAACAAAAAATAAATTGATAAATAAACCGACGACCGGGGGTCTATTCCCCCGGTCGTTATTATTTAAAAAAGCATATGCCTAGAGGAAGAAAAAAGAAAACTGTTGAAGTTAATCAGCCTTCGCAAAAAGTAGACCCGCCCGTGTTTGATATCTTTGCAATAGACGATGAACTGTTAAGAGATTCGCATAACGGGTTAGCTACATTACGAGCGCAAAAGAAAAATACCCCGCTCGGTTTAGCCTCTTTGTCGGATATAAGAAGAACCATGACTCCTTGGCCCCATTTTGCTTGGGAGTGGTTTACGGGTAACATGGGGCTTCCGCAAGGTATAATGGTTGATATTATTGGTAAAGAAGGGATTGGTAAAACATCTTTAATTCACTGGTTAATAGGTTCTTTTCTAAGAGCAGGTTGTCCGGCTTATTATCAAGAAACTGAAAATAAGCCGCAACATAGTTCTTGGGTTGGTCGTTGTATGACAACTGATCCAACTAAGGTTAAAGCTTACTTGGCGCGTGTAAAAACTGAGCAACAACCACCAACGAGTTTGGCAGAGTCGCACCGTATGATTGAGGAATGGGTAGTTTACATGCGGGGTAAAAGTCCTACGGCTCAACCCCCTTTTGTAGTTCCTCTAGAGACTCCTATGTTTGTGGCGGTGGATACATGGTCCAAGCTGATGTCGCCTCAAGAGTTTGAAGCTTATTTTGGCTATCTTAATCCAAACCTTAAGAAAAAGAAATCAGGACCAGAACGGGATATTGGTGATGTTAGCAATATGGGGCATGCTAAATGGAATGCAGGATGGTGTCGTGTTCTGCCCCATTTTATGAGTTCAAATAACGTCAACTTGTTTGTCGTTCACCATCAGACTACAAAGCAAGATTGGGGACAGGCAGGCCCATTCAAGCTTCCCGAAAGCTACACCGATCTTCGTAATAAAACAAAGATTGGTGGGGCCGCCGGTGACCAGCTTGCAGCTATGCAGATTATCGCTGCCCCGTATCGAGAAATTAAAGACGACAGCGATTTGAAAAAAATTGTTGCCAAAACAGTTCGACTTAGAATGCATAAGAATTCTTACGGTCCTCCGGAAAGAATTATTGAAATGGATATTAAGTTTGAAGACCTCGACGACCGAGAAGATTACCAAGAATGTCCTGTGTCATTTGATCGTTTTCTGGCTGAAAAGTTTGCTGAAAACGGTTGGCTTGGAACGACTATGCACGGGGGTAAATTCACCTCTGCTAAGTTGGGAGTGAAAAGCGCAACCGCTAAAGAGTTTTGCGATGCTTTTCATGCTAATACAGAGTTGCGCAACTTTATGGGCCGACAACTGGGTATCCACGGTTATACTTCATTAGAAACTTTGATTGAAGAAAGAAAACAGAAAGAAAAAGTCTCAAATGAAGAGGAGTCCTAGAAGCCTGTTAAGCGCCCTAGCCCGGATTACCGGGCTAGGCGTTACACGTATGGATGTTGACCAAGCTTTAGAGTTTATTGACTCTAGTATAGATCATTGTTCTTTCAGACCATTGAGTAAAATGGAAATTATATGGGAGCCAGGTAAGATTATAGCTAATTTGCTTTCTGATCAGAAAAAAGAAACCAAACTGTTTACTCAATTTACTGAGCGGGAATCTGCAGATTTTATTATTGCAGAAGATTTTCTAGCTGGAGCGGATTCTTGGTTTTATGTTTTTGTTACTACAGATTTGTATCAAGTTTGTTCTTTAGTGGAATGGGTAGAAGATTCTTCTTATTTAATTATTAAAACAGTTAAAAATGGAGATGAAGGATTGCTTTATATTGTTGCTTTGCCTTTAAAATTTCTTATTAAATATGCGAAATGAAAAATCAAAAAAATCTTTATCTGGTTGGGTTGAAGTTTTATTTAGAAAGAAAACTAGTCCTGTTTCTTCTATAAAAGGTCCTAAGGATATTCATCTTTCGGATTACATTATGCCTGGGAGTAAAATGCCTTTAAGTGAATTTGAATCGGCTATAGATGTTTATGATTTTTATTCAAATAATAAAGAATTAGCTGGTAGGCCAATTAAGGAGTTCGACATTGTAAATTTGGTTTTTTTATCTCCGAATACTTGGATGAAAACGCTTATTCTTTTGGATCCTTATAGCGATATTTCTAAGAAATTCTATTTTTCAGGATCGGAAAAATTGGCGCATTGGGTACCTGATAGATTGCCGTTATGTATGCAGCCTTTGCAAAGACCTTTAGGACCATATTGTAAAACAATTAAATGAGTATTCCTGATTACGATACTATTATAAAAAATCAAGTTGTTTGTTTAATATGCATTGGTAGTAACAGAGATGGAAAATTTGTTCATGCTGAATCTTTATTAGATATTTTAAATAATGATAATTTAGAAGTGTGGTTTGTTTTTTCTGATAAAGAAGTGGTAAAGCTATATAGAAAAGATTTTGATAGTTTAATAAATTTTTGTTTTGCGGTGCGTGATTTTTGTTTTGAAATACAAAGCTCTCGTGCTTTGGGTGTTGTCTTTGCTGCGATAGAGCCTGATAAGCTATTTAGGACTATGATGTATTGGGCACATTTAGGAGATGGCAGCAACATTTGTGATCATATTTTTATTCATGACGTTGTTAATATAATTTATGGACCGCATGCTTATAGAATTTTAACAATGCAGGAAAGGTCCAATGCATTTAATGCATGTGCAAAACTAGGTTTAAATAATCAAGAGGTTTTGACAGGAGACGAAAATATCGACAGTATTATCTCCTTGATTATTAGATTTTTAAAACGTAGTGCCAAAAATGAGTAACAGAGAAAAAGTTTCTGTGAATGTTGCGCAGCTTAGTCTAGGTATGGCTAAGCTGCCAGCAGTTTTGCAACAGCTAGGTTATCCTAGTTTAAGGTCCGGGCAAGAGCCTGTTGTGACAAACATTTTAGGCGGGCGGGATACGCTTTGTATTTTGCCAACTTCTATGGGTAAAACCGCTTGTTTTGTTATCCCGACGCTTTGTTTGGATTGGCAGACTTTGGTGTTTTCACCCTTGGTTGCTTTGATGAGAGACCAAGTGCAAAGCCTTGAAAGAAAAGGAGTTAGAGCTGGTCAAATGTCCAGCACTCAATCCGAAGCTGAAAATATGAGGGCGGTTCGTCAATGGATTTCCGGCGAACTACAACTTCTTTATGTTGCTCCGGAACGTTTTCGCAATGAAGCTTTCCAAGAAGCCATGAGACATAAAGCGCCTGATATGGTTGTTGTGGATGAAGCCCACGTGTGTAGCCAATGGTCAGATAACTTTCGCCATGATTATTGTTTCATTGGTGATTTTGTAGCTGAAAAGAATCCTAAAGTGGTGGCCGCATTTACTGCAACAGCTCCTCCAGAAGTGGAAGATGATATTCGTCGTGTTTTTAAGATGCATACGGCAGATCGCTTAATGTATTACCCAAGGCGATCCAATTTGGATCTTCGTAGTGCAGTTTATTCTGGAGAAATAGATTTAGTTAATAAAATAAGAGAAGTAGAAGGTAGTGTTTTGGTTTATTGTGCCACCATTAAAGGCGTGGAAGAACTAGCAGCTCAGATTGCGCAAATGATGCCTGAAGAAGATATTTCTTTTTACCACGGTAAACTTGCCCCCGATGTTAAAAAGTATAATCAGGATCTTTTTATGTCGGGTAAATCTCGCATCATTGTGGCGACTAATGCTTTTGGTATGGGTATTGACAAAAGCGATATCCGCGCCGTATTCCATTACGATTTTCCAGGCAGCATCGAGGCTCTGGCTCAAGAAGTTGGAAGAGCTGGGCGTGATGGTAAATACTCGATGTGTTTGACGTATTGGAGACAAAAGGCACAAGAAATTCAAGAGTGGTTTATTAAGATTGGTCACCCTTCAGAATCTGATATGCGTAGGTTGTATATGAACTTACGTAATATGGCTGACAATAATAACGTTGTCAGAACTTCTCATATGCAACTCGCTAGTGTTTGTAGTTTGCAAAAAGAGCTGGTGAGTTCTGCTCTTACAATTTTTCGAGGTTCCAAAGTTATTGAAGGTTATAGAGATGATGAAAAATGTGCCCGTATTATTTACCGTTTGCCGCCTAAAGAAGATCGGCAAAAGAATTTGCAAATGGAGAAAGACCCAAGGTTTTATCCATGGAAAAAGGTTATTGAGGAATTGGGAGTTGAATCTGCGGATAACGAGATTTCTGTTGACCTAGAAGCTTTGTCAGATCGGTTAAATGTAACGGAACAAACGATACGTAAGTATTTAAAACAGTGGGATTTAGATAAATGGATTGAATTTGTTCCTCCTTTTCGAGGAACTGTTGTTCGTATTATTAATGATTTAAGTGTAGTTGATTTTAAACGGTTGAAAGAAAAGCACGAGCAGGCCAAACAGAAATTGATGGATGTTCAAAAATATTTGAACTTGCCAAATTCAGCGAAGCACGCTTACTTGGAATCGTATTTCGGAGTTTCTAATAATGAAGATTAATGGTGTTGCAGAGCTGTTTCGAATTTTAGCTTCTTTGCCGCCTCCGAAAGGTTCAAAACCTTTGTTACCAAATGAATCTTTAGGAATAATAAGATGTGCTTGCGGAGAGCCTAAGCCAATCTCAATGTTTAGCCCGGCTAGGAGCAAGCATATTGCGTATATAGATAATGTTTGCGAAGGTTGTAAAAATAACTTTAAGGATTTGGCAACTATTGTTTGCTGCTCATGCAAACGTGTGGTAGCTAGGCTTGCTCCACATAAAGATCCAAAAGGTTTCCGCTTTGAAAAAGGCGGAATTTATCACACGGACACTTGTGGTGGTACGTGTGCTTATAAACAAGAAGATAAAGAACTAAAAGAAGGAGTAGTTCATCATGTTTCAGTCATACTGGAACAATGGATTGCTCATCAAAAAATAGACGGCAAACCATACGACGCTGCCGCCCTATTTAAATTCAAACAGTCGTTTAAGGAGAATCAAAATGAGTCTCACATCTAATAACATATTGAAAAAACCTATTCGCGTAGGAACTCGTATCCAAGCTCTTTCAGTAAAACCTGTGGAAATTCGAGAAGAAAATGACAAACTAGTTGGTAAAGTTGTTTTTATTAATAAAGATAGCGCTGAAGTTCGGTACCCTTGCACTCCGGCAGTTTTAGCGCGTGTTCGTCCTTCTGCCACATCTCCGGAGCGCTGGAACTTACAAGTTAATAAAATGTTTTGGTTTATAGCAGATGAAAACGGGACTGTATTTGGTGCCGACATCTGCCCCGAAAATGCATTTTCCAGAGGAGGCGAACCCGAAGATTTGAAAGGTGTTACTGAAATGATTATTTCATTTGATAATAATGGAAATATTACGGTAACACAGCTTCCTGCGCGTGTAGCCACCAATACGATTGTTGGTATTTTAAATGCCTTAGACGCAAAAGATACAATTGCTCCGGGTGATTCTCTTAATGGGCATGGTGAAGTGATTAGTGTGGCTGGTAATACTATTCACGTTCGACCTAAATTTAATACTAATAAGAAGTAAGCAATAGATATTGTTTTGGTGTTATATATAATTGTGAACACCAACATATCTTGGTGGGCATGGTCTTTATTGACTTTGTTCGCCGTGGTTTATGGGCTGCCCTTTCTTTGGGCAGCCCTTTGTTTGTTAATAAATTTGTTACCTTTGTTATCGTTGGTTGTTCCCATTTGTTTCTTCATTGGGGCAAATAAAAATAAATAAACTATGAGTAGTTGGACTGATGAATCATTTACAAATGGTTTTGAGTTTGATTTTGAAAATACGTCTCCTGCTCCGAAAGAGTTCGAAACTAATAAAACGGATCCAGATCAAAATACTCCTTTTTGTGTAAATAGCGTTAAATTTGAAGAAGAGGCGGCACCAAAATTATTACCTATTCGCTGCCCTGTTAAAACTGCTTATTTGTATAAATGGGATATAAAAGTAGGGGATAATAAACTTGGTTCTAACGAGTGTGCTGTAATTTGGGATAAGTATTTGGATCAAATTACGCCATCGTGTTTAGAAATATCGGTAGGTATGATACATGCTTACGATGGCGTACATCGGTTTGTTCCTGCTAAAAATTGGGATCCTCGATCTTTACCTTCGTTGCAAACATTAAGATATAATGAAAACCCTCAAGGAGATTTTCCATTGGGGAATGTAGGCGGTTTGCATTGTATATTAGCAAATCCAATTCCTGGGTTTCTTTTATACGATGATAGCCTTAATTATAATCCGTATTTGTGCACGCGAAAAATTTTGACTGGTAATCAAATGGCCAAAGCCGTTAGTTCAGGGAACTGCCATTTTGATTGGGTGGCTCCTCGTTTATTAGTTGTTTGTGAAGGCGGAGATTTGAAAGACATCGTTAGCGGCAAAGGTATGAAAATATTATTAGATTTACCATGCCCGATGTCGATATATTCTTTTAGCGAAACCATGGAAAATGAAAACATATCGGAAATTGCAACTGTGGGAGATTTGTGGGGGAGTTTTAGAGAAATTATGAAACGCTATTCTGGAGCTTATTTGGCTTTAGGTGGTGTACCCGATTATGACTGGTATGCGCTGAATACTTCGGATGATTTTAAGTTTGGAAGGGAAAATGCCTTCGCGCTTAATCAAATCCGATGGGCAGCGCAACACTAGTCATAAGTTGTCGAAAACACGCAGGCATACCCTGCGTGTTTTTTAGCTATTATGTCCAAGCTTGCTTACGCAGGTGTGGTTATATATTATAAATTATATGCCTAATGACGATAGTGATGATATTAAACCTCCTGGAGTAGAATTAATTGATCCGGAAGATTTTCCTACTTGGCGGCGTCGCATTTATGATGCTGTCAAAGAAGAGATGACCTCTGTTTTTCCACAATCTTACGGCGGTATTCGTTTGGAATTGCACGATGTGCATTATGCTGATCCGGAAGACTACTCTTTGCATGAGCAAAAGAAAGCTTTACTGGAAGACAAATTTTTGGCCCGTCGTTTGCGCGGAACTATTAAGCTTTTCAAAGAGGACGACAACACTCTTTTAGAAGAAAAAACAATGACGCTGATGCGTGTGCCTTATCTTACCGACAGAGGCACAATTATTCACGGGGGTAATGAATACACCGCAGCCCGACAGACCCGACTTCTTCCTGGAATCTACACTCGTAAGCAAGACAACGGACATTTAGAAGCTCAAGTAAACCCTAAAAAAGGAACTGGTCCTGATTTTCGAATAACATTTGAACCAGATACCGCACAATATCGTTTGAAAATTCAGAACTCTAATCTTCATCTTTATTCGTTATTAAAAGATTTAGGAGTTCCAGACGATGTTTTAGCGACATCATGGGGTCCTGAAATACTTGAGGCTAATAAAAGTAAATATGACGCTCGTGTATTTAATAAAGCTTATGAGCGTCTCGTTCCTAAAAAACTGCAAGTTGTTGATGCTGATAACCAGCAGAAAGCGCAAGCTATTAAGGAAGCTTTAGAAGCTATTAAAGTTACAAAGCGCGTAGTTCGTAAAACTCTTCCTAATGCTTTTGATTTAACGAAATCGGCGGAGTGGCGTGCACGTGCTGTAGGACGTGAGTTATTTGAAAAATATGCAGCTAGTATTCCATTCGAGCCCGATCTGACCCCGGATGAAATGCAGGATATTTATAATGCTTTGTATGCTGGGGTTGGTCCTAGGTTGGCTAATATGGAAAAATGGCCATCAAGATGGTTTGTGGAAGGTTCAGATCCATTAGGATGGGTTGAATGGTATTTTAAATACCATGCAGGGCGTAGGCATGAAGATGACGCCAGACAAATCATGCGCTGGAAAAAATTTAAGGCGCGCCATGGTGCAGCTTTTGTAAAAAATCCTACGCCTAGACGTGCTTATGCTTTACGTGCTTGGGCAATTGATCCGTTAAAACTTTTACCTAAAGAAAAGAGAGAAGCTTTTGCTAAAGAAATGGAGGAATACAAAGCTAAAAAGGAATCTGAATATAGACTTAATAAAGACGCATCTGATTCTGTTTTTGGCGAAAATAAACGTTCTGTGCTTAATAAAGCCGATCTGCAGCTCATTGCTCAATTTTTGAATAAGGAGCATCAAGCTGGTATTGATTTAAATATGAATTATTATGAATTGGCAGAAGCGATTGAAAACTTTTTAAGAACGCAAGTTGGTCTTAATCCAGAGCTTCTTAATGCAGCGCTGAACTATCCAGCTATTAAAAAAGCGTCCGTTTATTCTCCGGAAGAAGTGGTGCATGAAGCTGGCATTTTGGTTCTTGAAAAGCTAGCTCGCTATGGCGCAAGTGTTTTATTTAAACAACCTAATGGAAAATATCTTCTCCAAGAAGAGCTACCCAATAAATGGACCCCAAAAGAAAAAGTTGGCAAGCTTCGTCCTGCGGGAGGCAATAAATCGAAATCGGATGCCAATTTAAAGGAAACGATTGTTCGAGAAATTGAAGAAGAGTTCGGATTAGATCCGGAAAAAACTAAAGATAAGATTCGTTTACTAGGTTATATAAGAAACGGAGAGCTTGCAGGATCGGCTCTTTTTGAGATGGTGGATCACGGTTTAAAACCGGGGATTTATCAGGCTACTAATAGTAAGCATGAAAAAATTAAGCTGGTGGAAGCTGATTTGGATGATCCAAGGTATATTGGGGTTAAACCAGAGCAGCTGCGTAGATTTGCTAAAAAAGAGCATCGCACAGTTGAAACTAAAGACGGTAACCAAGAAGTTGTTAAATATGCTTCGGAGTCTGTTTGGGTTTGTCCACACTGTGGAACAGAGTTGGATGAACATTCATGTTCGTTTTTGAATGAACATGAGATACAACATGAAAAATGTGGTGGTGTCATAGCTACACCCAATTTGCAGGATGATGAAGAAGATAAAGAAAAAGAAAAAATAAAAGAACGTAATTTGCTGGCAGCTAGCGCGTTGGCCGGTATTGGCGGGGCTGGATTGATTTATGCAACTAAAAATCCTTATGGTGATTTAGGTAAAGAATCGCCAGGCATTGAAAAATTTCTTATTTCGTCCAACTCTTTTCCAGATGAATGGAGTCCTGATTTTCAACCTAAACCTTTTTTGAATGATTATCTGATGTATGGTTCGGCAGCTATGCGAGCTAAGTATTACGACATGGATGTTATTGACTATGTCAAAAAACTTAGACAGGGCATAGCCCAAATGAAACCCGATTCTCAATGGGGGTGGAAAGACTCAAAAGTTCCTGTTCCTAAAGTTATTGCTGATTACTTAGATCCAAATGATCCGGTTAATCGTAAGTATATTGAGTTCGATAACAAAGGCAGGATTTCAAAAGCTGAAGACTCTGCTTTGCATTATCTTGCTTTTCGAGCTGGACCAATTCCTGGGTATTTACAGCTATGGCATGAAAACGGCGCAGACATAACAACTCTTAATAAAAAAATTAATGAATGGAAATCTACGTTGGCGAACCCTAATGACGCTAACTTAAATGAAAATTTTTATTTCGCTTTTGATGATTATGTAGCCAAGACGGATCCAAAATTTTTCAAATATAAACAAAATATGGATGTATCTATTGGAAAAGATGCAAGATCGGCGGCTAAAGTTTACGCAAGTCTTGGCGGTTTTGCCAGAAACGCTATTACAACTTTTCCAAGAACTGTAGGCTGGATTTTGGCGGCTGCTGGAGCTGGTGGTCTTGGTTATTGGCTTTGGCAAAAATGGAAAAAGAAGAGAGATAGAAAAAAAGAAAACGATCACTCCGAAGATGTCATTCCTGCCAGCGAGGTTATTGGGGACGAAATTGTTGGAGAAGTTAAGATGGCTAGCATTTTACAAGGGGTTGACATTTATAATAGAATTGTGGACCCTAAAACGGATCTCAAACCTATTGTGGAATCTTTATCGAAGCGTAAGGAATTCAGAGAAGTTCCTTACCCAGGGTTTGTGGTTCGAATGGCGCTTAGAGACAAACTGCGAAACTGGAATTCTGACACCAACTCTGAGTTAAAAGAGCAAATAAAACAGTATCAGCATAAAGATAAACTACTTAATATGCTGTCAGCCAACGCCGATGCGTTCGAAAATCAATGAGCATGACTATTGAAGAGATTCAGAAGCTTTTAATAAAGGCAGGTACTGTTAAACAGCCTGTTCGGGCGATTCCTATTAAAAGCTTTCCAGACGACGATGACGATGAGTTTACGTCGGTCGGTCTAAATGGGGTGCTGGCGGCTACAGAAAAGTTATTAGCAGTTAACCGTGGTTTGATTCCTACAGACAGTCGGGATAGCTTGAGATTTAAGTCATTTCATAGTCCTCCTGACTTGCTTAGAGAGCGTATTCGACTTGATGCTAATAAAACACGACTGTCTATTTTAAGAAGAGCCGCCAAAACAAAATCCCTTAAAGCGATTAACCCTTACGCTTTCGATAATTACACAGAAGGTTTTATTATTAATAATCCATTGGTGACCCCTCTTGAAGAAATTAACCCTATGCACTTAGTTGAACAGGCTAGGAGGTTCACTCAAATGGGACCTGGTGGTTTAGGCTCTACTGAAGTTATCACTGAGGATGCGCAATCTCTAAACCCTTCTCAATTTGGTTTTTACGACACAATAGCTGGCCCCGAATCTGAAAAAATTGGCATTGATACACGATTGGCTTGGGGTACTAAAATAGGTTCAGATAAAAATATTTACAGCAGGTTTTATGATCGCCGAAAAAAGAAATTTGTTTGGTTGAACCCTGAACAAGTTGCCGAACTGACCATGAAATTGCCTGATTGACGTATTTTTAATTTTGATTACTATAATAACTTATGAAAATTAAAGTTCGTAATATTAGTCAAATTAAGCGAGTTTTTGGTTTTGACAGGAAGCAAGTTTTTGAACTTGGCGTTGGGGTCGTTGCTGGGGTTGAACCCAATGAAGAATCTTTAAAAAACATTGAAAGGTTTAAAGCGGATGGCCTCATTGCCGTTGAAGACGCAGAAGCAAAACAAGAAGTTGTCGAAGCTTCCCCAGTTATTCCTGAGCGTAAGTCTCATGATCCTATTTCTGATTTGAAATCGGAAAAAAAGCCATACGCTAATAAAAATGAGTCTAGGCGTAAGAAAGAAAAAGTTACTGAATCCGAAAAAACAGAAGCTTTCGTTGACAGCTCTGAGGCTGTCGTTGATAATAAAAATTGAAAATCTAAACCAAAAACAAACGGAGAAATATCATGAGTGAACCCACTCTCGAATCTATTCATAAAATGCGCGAAGCTGGTTTTACCGCTTATTGGGCGGGTGTCAAAAATGCTTCGCCTGAAGTTGTCCAAACTAAGCTGGCTAGCTACCGCAAGCAGCTTGGAAACATTTATGTTAAGTCGGCGGCTTTTGTTGACGCCGTGCTTGGAAATAATCAGTCTAAGAAATAAGGCTTTCATAATTAAAACGGCTAAATTGGAAAATATCCAGTTTAGCCGTTTTAAATAACATCACAAAACTCATACCTAAATAGGTTATGAGATTTTGTTCGTATGTAATCTAAGCGCTTATTTTATTGGCGTTTATTTTCACAGCATTATATAAACCTTCCTATAAAAGAAGGTTTTTAAAACTTATGGCAAAGCTTTCAGAGGAAGAAATTTCTGAGAAGCTGTCCGTATTGATAAGTGCTGGTGAATTAACACGCCAAGATATTATTAATTTAACTGCCCGATCAGGCGTAACGGTTCAATCTGTTCGGGATTGGATGAATGGTAAATCAGGCGCACGTGTTCCAAAAACTTTGTACACTCTTTGCGAAGACCTTGACGAGCTTAACCGGCGTGTTCGTATAAGAAGGTGGATTGGACCTTGCCTTAAATTAAGTGCAGTTGGTTTATGGATTTATGAGATGTGGGAATCTTTAGGCTGGTCGCCAATTTATGCTTTGACTAAAGAAAATGGTATTAAAAAATGTGTAGTGACAGCAAAGCACGAAAATAAAAAGATTAGTGTCACTCAAGATATCGCTGCTACAGATGCTCATGGTATTTATTTGATTACGACTTTTTATCCTAATGGAGTTGTTTTATCTTGTTTTTTGGACTGTAGAAATCCAGTTTTAGGTGTAAAAGTTTTACAAGATTACTTTTTTAACATTAAAGGAGATGATTCCAATGGATTACGAAGAAGAATCACATGTGATTTCGCGTGGCGTTCCTCCGCTCTCTCGCACATTGAGAGAGCAGGCTCTGTCGAAGTTTGTAAATGGCATGACAACCCTGCCGCCATCCACTCCAGAGTCATCCGAGGGCAGTCGCCATCCGGAACCCCCCATGGAAGATAATGAAGAGCCTAAGCAGACTAGGCCGAAAATTTATAAAAGGGTGGAAGAAAGTGACGATATTTTGTCTAGCGCACTTGGTTCGGCCGGTACGGTTACAATTTCTAATGAATATTTGACTATTACATTTAGGTCAGAGGCTATTAGCGTGAATGAGAATAGTTTAGGTTTTTTGATGAAAACTAGGAATTTAAAAATAGAACCAAAAAATGGTTCGGAGTTTTTAATAAAAATTGGCGACACTAATTACCGTGCTCTTTATGCTGGTGGGTTTTTTACTTTTCCTCGTAGTGAATATAGCTTACTTTCTTTTATGAGGATACTGGCATGATTAAAAATGCTGTTGTTAAAATTGGAAAAACGCCTGCTGTTCAAGGAGGTGTTTCTGAAGATTATATTGAAGGAGAAGCTTCTTTGTCTAATGCTCCTGTTAAATCCTTATTAAAGGTTGCAAAAACTTTGGATGTTTCGAATAAAAAGGATAAAAAATGAGTAATTTTTTAAATCAGTATAATTTTGATTTTGATCGACTTATTGGGAGTAGGAAGTTTTCTAATCCTTTTTTGATGCATTCAAACGAATCGTTTCCTTTGCAGTTGGAAACGGCAATGGATTTTTGCTTGTTCCTTTTCTTTCTTAACCCTGAATATCGGCAAGCTTCGCTTCGCGTGATAGCGCATTTCATGACTGATTTAGAGTTTGGCAAAGAAGGTTCTATTGAGGAGCAAAATGAAACTTATGATTTTTTAAAAGACACTTTGGATATAATGGGAGCTTTACGATCTTTAGGAGAAGATTGGGCCGCTTATGGTAATGGGTTTGCAAGAATTGCTTTTCCTTTTAACCGTTTACTTAGAGATAGAAGGGACGGAAGAATAAAAGATTGGGATATTGGAATGTTTGGGAATCATACTGCATTTGATTTGCAGTCAATGAAATACATAGTCCCTGATCCTGTTGAAATGTCCAAAGGGGTTCCTATACATCAAGCAAAAAAAGTCGAATTTGATTTTTATGATAGAAAAAGTTTAGACCGTTCACGCATTAGTATTGTGCGCATAGATCCTCGATATGTTACTTTGCAACATAGTATGCGTAACGGCGTTACTCGAGTAATAGAGACTTTTCCGCCGGATTTCGTTGCTTCTATTAAAAGAGGAGACATGTGGCAAGTAGATGCTACACCTCGTGCAGTTTTAGAAGCTATTCGAAATAACGAAGACTTTTTGTATAATGCCGATGAAGTTTTTCATTATAAAGCTCCTACTGTCATGGGAATTTCTAATAATGGATGGGGGCTGCCTGAAACAATTGCTAATTACCGACTGATTCATCAATTGCAGGTTTACCGTAAAATTGATGAAGCTGTTGGGCTTGATTATTTAATGCCTTTCCGCCTTTTTACGCCGAATATCACTGATAGTGTCGGCAGTAATGTTCAAAACCTTTTAATGTCACAATGGACAAGCAAAATTAGCAACATGATCAAAGCTCGTCGGGCTGATCCTTTTGCCATGCATGCGCTACCTTTCCCTGTAAATTATCAAGAATTTGGCGGAGAAGGTAAACGTTTGGTGCTTAAAGATTTAATTGAGTACAGCACAAACAATATGTTGGACGCCATGGGTTATCCAGCGGAACTTTATCGTGGTTCTTTACAGGTGGCCCAAATACCTACTACCCTTCGGTTGTTTGAAAATAGATTTCATTTTATTTTTCACAACAATAATAAGTTTGTTCGTTGGGTCGCTACCCGTGTGCAGGATTATCTCGGGCTTCCCCGTATTATTCCTTTTCTCGAACGTCCTTCTTTGGCAGACGATATGGAAGAAAGAGCGATTTACCTTCAGATGGCCGCTGGCGGGGAGATTACCCGGAAAAAAGCCTACAAGCCTTGGGGTATTACCGATCCGGTGGCAGAAGCTATCGAACGTCAGCGCGAAGACTTGGAAATTCAAAAAGAAATTTCCAAATTGCAAGCCGCTGCGCAACGAGAAGCACAAATCGGTTCAGGAAACGATCTTGCGGCAGCTCAACAAGCGGAGCAGCAGGCGGCGCAACAAGCCGCCAATCAACAAAACGGATCCGCGCAAGGCGGTCTTCCGTTGGGCGGGCTCAGCGGAAACGGTGGTCCTGTTACCCCGCTTACCATACAGCGCGAGGCTCAGGAATACGCCCTGCAACTGGAAGGTATGGACATCGGACCTAGACGCCGCATGCTCGATCAGATCCGCGTTTCTAATCCGGTGCTCCATGCGGCCGTCATGCAAGAGCTCAGGAATTTAAGGTCCAGTAACGAAGCTGCTGGTAGAGAAATGGCTCGGCAACAACTTAGACAACAACAATAAAACTCATACTTGTCGCTATTATTATTTGGGCATAAAGTTTAAGAATGTCACAAATAAAAGAACCGGAAATCGTAAGAGTAGTGCGATTAATTCAGAAGTCCTTTCTTGTCAAACCGAACGAATTTTCAGAGAATGAACCTAAAGGACTTCCTGAAATGCCGGGTAACGAAAATCATACTGACCCGGATTACCCTACTCGTTCAACATGTCCGGAAAAACCTCTTTGGCAAGCTTGTGACACTATTGCCGGTTCTGGAGGAGGGGCTTCGTTATGACGTTTAATAAAATTAACAATTTCCCTGGAGTAAACCCTCCCGACGCAAAAACTTGGCAACAGATTTTAGCGGAAGACCCTATATTTAGGGCTAATAATCCTTTGTTGGCTATTCAATATAGTTCGTATCCTTTTCAATACGAAAACGATTTTGTATATAGATCAGGGCGTAAAACTCGAGAAGGTTTAAAAAATTTTATAAGGAATTCGAAAATTCACGACGCTATTAACCAAGGCCCTATTCCCGGAGCTTTGCTTGTCGGAGCTTTAGCTGCCGCTGCTGGAGGTTTAGGTGGATCTTTGGCTAATGTCGGTCTTAATGCGTATAGTAAAGTTACCGGAGATCGTAAAAAACGTATAGACGCTGTTAGAATGGCTTTAATGTTGGGTTTACTTGGAGCTGGCGTTGGTGCTTATAGTGGTTGGATGAATCAATCCATGAACGAGTCCATGAGTAAATCTTCCGGTTTTCGAAATTCTGATAATTGGCGAGATAACGATCCTTATCAGATTATTATGGAAGCGTTACGGGATTCAAAAACGCTTTCTTTTAACGAGCAAGCTCAATTAATGAGGGGCGTTTCTCAATTGTCGCCAACGCAGGCAGCTGCTTTAGCCCGTCAAATTAAAACAGCAGCAGGCGCAGCAATTGGTGCTCTTGTGGCAAGATTTTTGGCTGGGGCTGGATTAGGAGGTATGGTTTTGGGTGGATTAATTGGAGGAACTTTGGCTAAATCATTAATGGTCCGAAGAGATTCTTTTGGACGAGCTTATTAAACATGGAGATACTATGGACAATATAAAAATATTAATGGAACGAGTGACCGCTGCCGCTCATGGTTGTTCTGTAAAAGAATACGAAATGATTAAAGGCGCAGCCGAGGAATTTGAAACTTCCGGCACTTTCGAACAAGCTCAATGGGGAAGAGCTGTTTCGAAAATTGCCAGTGAAATTTTGAAAGCCGGAGGGTATGAAAATTCTCAAGCTTTTCTAATTTATGACAAGCTTTCTAAAGCTCCTGAATGGTGCGACGGTTACAATCAATTCGTTGAGCTTGTGGAGGAAGCTTTAGGTAGAGCAGTTATTAAATCCGCTGCTTTTAGCCCCGCAATGGCGGCGGTTGCTTCTAAAGCTGCCCTTACTCCCGAAGCTCTTCGTTGGTTAATTGGTTTATCCGCAGCTGGTGGCGCTGGCTTAGGCAGCTTGGCTTGGCTTATGCGGAGAGACAGCCGAGAAAATGATGAAGAAATCGAAGCTCTTGAGGAAAAAAGAAAATATTACAATCAGCTTGCTGCAGACATTAAAAGTAGATTGGATGATAAAGCTGAAGCTATTTTAAATGAGTAGTATGGACGAAAATTTAAACAACATAGAGGATTTTATCGATCAGCCTGCGGTGATTAATGGGCATGGTGTGCCTTCGCAACGTAAATCAATACCTAAAACTATTGAAGCTAATGCCAGTAAAGAAGAGGCGCAAGATTTTGTTCCTATTTCAGAGAGTAACTTAGATGATGAATATAGTGATACGCCTTCTATAGTTGATCAGCTTGAGAAAAAGCCAGACTCATGTTTGCCCGGACCTCCTAGATGTAAAATTTTTAAGCTCAATGGCGATGGCCAAGGCGAAATGGCGTATGATAAATTTATGGCAGATACGGTTCCTTTAGGAGCTCCTAAAATTGTTATAATTTCCGAACAAGAACAATTTTATGAGGGTTCTTGGATTGTCAAAGTTGTTTACTTTCCTGTACGATATAAAAAATTGGTACCCAGTAAGGAGAATAGAAAATGAATGAGCGTGACAAACAAATTTTGAAAAAATTTATTTTAGGAGGAGCTTCTATTGGAGCAGGTACGGCTCTTATTACTTCTCTTTTGAATTATATGGGTCGTTTAAAAGACCGCACTAAAGAAGACTCTGGCCAAGATGATGAAACTCTTTATATCAATATTCCTACTCAAAAAGAGGCCAGCGTTTTAAACACTGGTGCTGCAATGGCGGCAGGTGCTTTAGCCTCTATGGGCAGTTACGCTTTAATAAGACGTTTATACACTGAAATGCTTAAAAGAGAGTTACAGAAAGAAGTTGATGAAGCGCAGCAGATTCATTTGCAAGCTCTTCAAGAAGAAGCCGAAAGAGAATCTAAAAAGGCGGCGTCCACCAAGCAACCTGAAGGAAAACCTCTTGGCGTTTTAGAAACTGTAACTTCAATTCCGGTGGCCAGTGCTTTACTTTTGGCTCTTGCTTCGGGTGTCTTGACCAACCACATGTTGGACAAGACTTTTCCTGCTATTGAGAAACCTAAGTTTAAACGCCCTCGTCGCATTGTTCTGCGTGAAGTTCAAGTTAATAAAAAAGATAACGAGAAGGCCGATGCGCTCGCAGTGACAGAAACCAATCCATACGCAAATACTCCTATAAAGGAACAACAGAAAGTTGCTACTTTTGTTGGTGACGAACTCGATGGCCTAGATTATGTGGCAAACATCGTCATGAGCCAGCCCGGCTTTGATCGTAAATCGGAATTGCCTGATCTTGTAGGCGCAGTTGCTTCTGGCAGGGCTAATGAATTTTTTAAGGTGGCTCATGAACTTGGGCATGACGCAGCTTTTTCAGTTATTAAAGGCGCCTCGGATGTGCTTAATGACAACAATCGTGTCATGGCGATTGCTGCTACTTTACGTTCTCCTTTAGTTGGCCCGATCGCCCAAACTATGGTGGCTGCAGAAGCTTTTGATATGTTCCCCAACCATTGCAAGATGGCTCGTTATTTTGATGAGACGACAGAGAAAGCTTTATTTGCACTTGCTTGTTGGGCTGGGGCTTGTGTGAAATCGTCAGCTGTTAAATCTGTTGGTGCGGTCGAAAAAATTGATCCTGCTTTATTGGAAGAAATAAAGAAAATTATCGAAACTTCCGATCTGCCCGACAGATTTGAGCAGGAAGATTCTAATAATAAAAAACCAAAAAATGAAGAAGGTTCAGAAGATTCAGAAGAGCCTGACTATGATGATGTTATTGACATAGTTATGAGCGGTCAAAATTAATAAGTTATTTAATTTTGTATGGCTAAAATGTCTGAATTTCCTATTCATGTGCAGCGTCTTATTATGGAAAAAATGGCGGAAGAAGACGCTGCCGCGAATATTAAAAAACAGGCGCTGAATAAAAATAGAGAACATAAATACAATGTCGCCGCTGTAGAAGATCGCACGAAAAACGGAATTGTTTTTTCGTCAAAGCGGGAAATGAAGTTTTATGAATTGATCCGTTCGATCGTTCCTTCTGGCGTTGTTATTGATTTGCAGCCAAAGTTTTTATTACAAGAAGCTTGTGTAGCGGATAAGCAAAAATACCGACCGATATATTATATTGGCGATTTTCTTCTTAATGGAAAACGAGGGGACGATCCTTCGGCTCCTTTGGGAGAACGTGAGTATGTTATAGATGTTAAAGGTATGGAAACTGATGTGTTTAGGCTTAAGGAAAAAATGTTTGCTAAACGTTACGGGAGAAAAATACATAAGGTTAAAACTGAGAAGCAATTGGTTGAACTTCTTAAACTTATTTATGGAAATAGAATTAATAAAAAATGAAACTTTCCGAATTGGACGAAAAACCAAGTCGGGGTTGGTTTATTAGAAAAAAGAATAAAACATGAGATTCAAAAAGTACGCCGAGCTGACCCGATTAACCGCTTCTCCGGAAGAGTTTATTAATAACAATACTAATAAAACTCTTGGCTGGTCTGATCTATTACACGGGGTTCTTGGTATAGTTTCTGATACTAAAGAATTAGGGGAAGCAATTGAAATGAAGTCTGGTAAAAATATATCGGAAGAAGCAGGTGATTGCTTTTGGTTTATTGCTTGCTGTTCTTATGGTTTAGCCAAATCAATGGGCGGTGCTCATACTTACGATGCCGTCTTTGAGGACATCATAGAAAGTTCTCTTAATTATGTTTTAAAAAATCCAAATATTAATAAATATAAGGATGTTAATAGTTTGTTTCGAGATTTGCTTTATGCTGCTGCTGATCTAGCGGATCAAGTCAAAGCTACAATGGCGTACGGAAAAGCCGAGCATGAGAAAAGATGTTTGGATAGTTTAAAAAAATACACGACTGCTTTAATTGCTTTGTTGGACAAAGTGAGGCAAGGCAGTCAAAAATCTTTACCCGATGTAATAAGTGATTTGTTGACTTGGAACTTGGTTAAGCTGCAAAAGCGGTTTGGCGATAAATTTAGTCCTGAAGCTCGAGAAATCATTAATAAAGAAAATGAGCTTTCTCATATGTCTGCCATAAGCGACTCGTCTTTGTTGTTCATGTAGTCAGTTAATTTCGAATTGGTTGATGTTTTACGTTTTTTTAAAAAATAAACTTATTAAAATTAATAAATATTATGTCCACTTCTCAAATCGCCCTTAGAAAACAAGATCAGTCATTAACAACTGAAGAAATCAAACAGTTTGCTCCGGCGGTCTTTACCGACCACCCGCATCCTTGCACAAGTAGTAAGTATTCTTTTATTCCTACAAGTGCTTTGTTGGAACCGTTACGGGATATGCATTATGTTCCTGTTGAAGTTCGAGTGCGTAGAACTAATAAAGCTGGTTACAAAGGTTTTGAAACCCACGCTTTGCGATTCCGATTGGAAAAAGATGTAGCAGCGCTTCCTTCTGCTACGGTTCAAGAATTGATTATTTTTAATAGCCATGACTCGACTTCGAGCTTTAAAGTCATGTCAGGGTTTTTCCGAGTTATTTGCTCCAATGGTCTTGTTGTTCCGACTAATGAAGGTTCGAATGATAACTTTAAACTGCGTCATGTAGATTTGCAGCTTGATGCGGCTATTCAGCTAGTCTGTCAGGCGGCGGAAAAAAGTAAAAAAGTGTTTGAAGCAGTGGACAGGTTCAAAAGCTTCAACATGACCCCTGTTGAAATTAATAACTTTGCTGCTGAAGCTATTAAACTTCGTTGGCCTGATAAACCAAATAACGATTTGATTCCTTATGTGATTGAACCAAGACGTGACGAGGATGTAGGCAACAGTTTGTGGAAAGTGTTTAACCGAGTGCAGGAAAATCTTATTAAAGGTATTCCTGGTGTTATTCGAGAAAACGGGCGTAAGATCCGAGTGCTCCCGATTAAAAGTATTATTAATGATTTGAATCTAAATAAAGGTCTTTGGAACCTAGCGGAAACGTTCTTGGCTAATTCTAGCCAATATAGAAACTAATTTGCAAACAACTGAATGACCAAATCCCCGCCCGTATTAAAATGCGGGCGGGGTATTTTTAACATAATATAGCAAACAATTATTTTTAAAATAATATGGCAAATAACTATTTAACATCGTCGTCTTTTCTCGAAATTCCTAAAGATGTGGACAGAAAAAAATTAAAAAGTGTTATTAATAATGTCATAAAAGAGCTTAAAAATAATTCAGATGAAGGTTACTGCGGTTGCAAAGTGGAAGTTGAGCCCGATGGTATATGGTTCTATGACGAAGAAAGTCTTAATCCAGAGCATGTGGAAATCATTGCTCGTGCCGTTATTAATGAGTTTAAGATAGATAAGCCTTTCTATTGTTCATGGGCTTATACGTGCGACAAGCCGAGAATGGACGAGTTTGGCGGTGGTGCTTTTGTTATTAAAAGAGGATTTAAAACTTTGTGGATCGATGCTCTTGATTATGTTCAGGATCAATGCGAAAAAGGGCTGTTAACGCCGGAATAATATTATTAATAAGTGGCGCAATAAACATTCTTTTTGTGTTATATAATTTTGATAAGGATGTTAAGGCTAAAACCTTAACATCTTTAATTTGACTTGCTATTACTTGCGTTGAGTAAGGCAGTCATAAACTTAACATTCAAAAGGAGATATTGTATGGACTTAGAAATGAGTTTGGCTATGGCCGCATTCATTTTAGGAATGGCTAGTGCTATAGTCATCATCATTCATTCAGTTTGTGAACTCATATTTAGGAATAAGAAGTAAAACTTCTTATTTCTGTAATTAACGTTTGCTTTGGAACCAATATGGTTTAAATGGTTTTCACACCTTCCAAAGCATACGTTTTAAAAGCTTATGGTTTATTAAATCATAAGCTTTATTTTTAATTATTAAATCGTTTTTAAACGTCTTTTTGTATTTGCGTTTGTTCCTTTAAATATTATCGGCAAAACGATTATAAAAACTAATTTAAATGAGCCCATCTAATATAATAAAAATTATCAAACGTTGTTATGAAAAAAGGCAAGCAGTAATGATTTGGGGGCCTCCGGGCATCGGGAAGTCTTCTATTGTTTACCAAGCATTTGTGAACGATATGAAGATTGGCCTTCGTGAATTGAGGCTTCTCTATTATGACCCTGTTGACTTGCGAGGATGTTTTTATGTCGTTGACGGAAAAGCTGCTTGGCTTCCACCTTCTTTTTTACCTACAGAAGGACAAGGGGTTATATTTCTGGATGAGCTTCCAGCGGCTCCTAGAGCCGTTCAAACTGCAGCGTACCAGCTTGCTCATGATCGGGCAATTGCTGATTACAAATTACCGGATGGCTGGTCGGTAATTGCTGCTGGTAATGGAACTTCTGATAAAGCCGTTTCAAACGCAATGCCTTCCCCGCTTGTCAGCCGGTTTCTCCATCTTGATCTTACTGTAAGCTCTGAAGACTGGTTGAACTGGGCTTTGACTGCGGGAATTCATCCTATAATAATAGCTTTTATTAAAGTAAGGCCCGAGTTGCTGTATGATTTTAACCCTAAAGATTGGATTCAAAATAGCCCGTATGCGTCACCTCGTACGTGGGAATATCTTTCACGGTTTATGCCTTCGGAAAATGAGCAAAATATTTTGAACATTATTGATATTGAAGTTATTCGAGGTTTTATCGGTGATGCCGCAGGCACAGAGTTTTACGCCTTTGTTAAAAACACGCAAGATATCCCTACGGCTGAAGAAATCATTGCAAATCCGAAAAAGGCAAAAATCCCTGAAACCCCTGCTGGTAAATACGCAGTTGTGGCCGCTTTGGCCAAAAAAGCTACTGTCGAAAACATCGGTAAAATTATTAGTTATCTAGAAAGGTTGGATAAAGAGTTTGAAGTCTGTGGATTTAGAGATGCTTGTCGTTTGAACACGGACCTTATTAAAACTGAAGAATATAGTAAATGGGCTATTAAGAATATGCATGCCATTTCTTGATTAAAAACTTCGGGCGCTCTTGTAACCGCAAGAGCGCCCTTTTTTATATGACTGAGCAATCAAAGAAACAAGAAAACAGGATTAAAAAGCTTCGTTTAAAAATTATTTTGAATGATCCGTTTTTTGGTGCGCTTCTTATGAGGCTACCAATGATCGAAGATCCCAATATCCCGACTTTTTGTACAAATGGTAAGTATATTAAATATAACCCTTGCTTTAGTGAGTCGATTTCGGATGAAGAATTGGCAGCTGTTTTAGTGCATGAGGTTATGCATTGCGCTTTAGGTCATCCTTTTCGCAGGAATAACCGGCATACGTTTTACTGGAACGTCGCTGCTGACTTCGCAATTAATAATTATTTAAAAGAATATTTTGATTGTAGTTCGGTACGATATAAGTTACCAAAAGGGGCGCTTGTTGATAAAAAATACAAAGGTAAGGCTGCAGAAGAAATATACTCGTTAATTACCAAAGACAAATGTTTAAATCCAGAATACGGTTATGCTGCTATAGTCGATAATTCTTCAAATAGTAAATATAAAACTGGAAAAGGAGAAATACCCAAACCTGGGGAGTTCACGTTCGAAGGTTGGGTGGAAGATTGTCCAGGAAGCGATAACGAAAGATTAGACGCGGAAGCTGAAATAAAAACGGCTGTATCACTTGCTTTAAAAGAGGCTGAAAAACAAGGCAAACTGCCAGCTTCTTTAGAGCGAGCCGTGGGTAAACTATTGAGACCGTCAATTCACTGGACAGAAGCTCTTCGCCAGTTTGTTCATCAAAAATGTCGTATCGACTACAACTGGTTGAAGCCAAACCATAAATATTTACCGTATGGATTTTTATTTCCTTCCATAGATGGCGAACAAACCGGTGTAATTGCAGTCGTTATTGATACTTCTGGTTCTATTAATCAAAAGGATTTGACCAAATTTTTGAGCGAGGTCCAAAGTATTGTAGATGACTGTAATCCTATTAAGATTACGGTTATATACGCTGATTGTAGGGTTCAACATGTCGATGAGTTCACTCCCGGCGATAAAATTACCCCTAAAGCGATAGGCGGCGGCGGTACCGATTTTAAACCGGCTATTGAATACGCATGTAAAATGGACGAAACACCTGAATGTATTATTTATTTTACTGATGGCGAAGGTTATTATGGAAACGCCCCAAATATTCCAATACTTTGGGTCATGACAACTGACAAAACAGCTCCGTTCGGAGAAACTATAAAATTTATAGATTAGCCTCAAACCTTTTAATGTCTTGATGCACAGATACGAATAGGGACCGTGCGTTTCGCCGGGTAACCCGCAACATCCGCAAGGATAATACTCGTATCTACCAACACAGGTGGATCGTATGTTCCCACGCTCGCAACTTCGTTCCGACTTCGTCGTCCCTTGTTGCTCGCTGTCGAACATACGCCTCACGATCATGGCAAAAAAATATTTGTTAAATTAAATTAGTCGTCTTGATGCACAGATACGAATAGGGACCGTGCGTTTCGCCGGGTAACCCGCAACATCCGCAAGGATAATACTCGTATCTACCAACACAGGTGGATCGTATGTTCCCACGCTCGCAACTTCGTTCCG